ATATCAAATAATTCTTTATTACTATTTTTTATATGATATTTTATATGATATTTTATATGATATTTTATATGATATTTTATATGATATTTTATATGATATTTTATATGATATTTTATATGATATTTTTATAATCATTCCAAGAAATATTTTTCGGCATGGTACTAGGCACAGTTTTTTTATGTTTACCTTTTTTTTTGGATCTTTCGTTGTTTTCTTTCATTAATGCACTATCAACATATAGTTTTTTTAAAATTTGACCAACTTTATATGAACCTTCATGTTGTGTTAATTCACCATTTTCAATTTTACTTAAAATATCAAGGAACTGATCAAGTGTATCCATATTCATTTCATTATTCAATACTTTAGTATACAAATCATTATAATTATCATGTAAGAATTTTGCCTTTTTAACACACATCATTTTAAATTGTTTAAAATTACTTTTTTCCAATCTGGAATATTTCTTTTTAAGTAATAATATATTTTGGACACATGTTCTAATAATTTCACTATGTTTTAATGTTCGTATTTTTTCAGTATTATCAACTGTTTGATTAGCATCTATCATACGCTTTAGTAATAACTTTTCTTCGTCATTCATTTTAATTTAATCATATTTTTTTCTATTATTTTAAACTAAAAACTTTATATAATATATATGTTTAAACTAAAAACTTTATCTAAACTATTTAATAAATTAATGAAATCATTTGGGAAATTATTAACAAAAAGAAACATTATAGTTTTTGCTTTATTTGTATTATTATATGTTATGTCTTCATCATTTGATTTATTTGAAGGTATTGCTAATAAATTACAAAACAAGGAAAGCAATAAAAGAACCGTTCATCAAAACACGGAGGATAAAGCATCGTCTAAAATGATGTTGGAATTAAATAAGAATAATCTTTCTGCAAAAGTAAATAAAAAATACGATAGTTGTTTGGGAAAATACGGTTGTGATGGTGATGATACTAGTAATATTAAAACCATACCATTTATTGACACAGGTTGTATTGCAGCCGATGGACATAAATTAAAGGCTAAAGATGATAACGATTGTGCTAGACAAAAAAGACTTTATCAACAAAAAAAACAAACTGCTCTATTAAATAATAATTAATGTTAATTATTTTATTTTAATATTATATATTAATTAACACATGCAATTTAATGATATATTTTTAACAATAGTTATAATACTTATTTTTATAATTATTAATGTCCTCAATTTATTATCAGGTGGAATGAATCATGTTAAAAACAATTGGCCATTATATAGATGCAATCCAATAGTGATGCCTTTAGCCGGATATTTTGGCCATGATGTTAATAAAAATTTCACCTATTGCATACAAAATATGCAAAAAAATTACATGGGACACGTATTAAAACCAGTTCATTATAATATGTCGGTTATAACCGACAGTGGTTCAGTTTTAATGGAAGCAATAAATAAAATAAGATATATGTTAACCAACGTTAGAGGCTTTATTGGAAATATTATACAATCTATTTTTGGAGTGTTTATGAATATAATCATTCAATTTCAAAAAGTAATGATTACATTTAAAGACACATTTGGTAAGGTAATAGGTGTTGTAACAACTCAAATATATTTCGCAAGAGGGTTTATACGTTTTTTAGAAAGTATAGTCAATGGCCCACCAGGACAAGCATTCGCAACCTTATCTGGACAAAAATTAAAATAATTTTTTTTTAAATTATAATAAATAATTTTAAAAAAACTAGTAAAAATATTATTAAATAATTGTACATTATTTATTATCCAAACAAAATATAGGAATGAATGAAACAATTGATAATAAAATCAGAGCACTATATAGAAAAAATAAAGGTAAACCTAGCTATTTAGCGGTTTCTGGTATTGATTTATTAATAACAATATTAACTATTATAGCATTCATGTCTTTAATTTCATATAATTTGGTACATTCTAAATTTAAAGAAATTAAACAAAATTGGACAGAAAATAGATGCAAACCACATATAATACCATTCGCTGGATTAATTAACAAAAATGACCCCACAAAATCCTCATTTGAAAATACTGGTGAAAATTTCGAAAAATGTACTCAAGATATATTAAATACCATATCAGATGATGCAACTAAACCTATTAATTATATGTTGGATACTATTAATAAATTATTTAAGGAAATGATAGGTGATATGAAAAATTCAAAGGCTTTGCTGGCAAATATTAGACATAATATATCTAAAATAACAGGATCTATCATGGGAAAAGCTTTAAATTTAACAACACCAATTGTTAAGATTGGTGTTACTATTAAAGATACATCGGCAAAAATAATAGGAGTATTAACAACATTATTATACTCGTTTATAGGTGTTATCAAATTAATAATTGCCACATTAAAGGGTATTACTAAAATTATTGTTGGTGCACAGATAGCATTATCAGTAACACTTGCATTTTTATGGGCAGCATTTTATGCAGCAACATTTATACCGGGATTATCGGCAATATTTTTAGGACCAATAATTACATTAACAATATTAATAACGTCTATAATAGCCCTCGGTGTTGTCGTTGAAGTAATTATAGGGTTTTTAGAAGACCCTAACTCTTTTAAAAATAGAGAGAAAAAGGATAAAAAACACAATACGGATAAAAAACACAATACGGATAAAAAACACAATACGGATAAAACATACAACAATGATATTAAACACAATACGGATAAAACATACAACAATGATATTAAACCATATAATTCAAAAGATACAGAAAATAAAATATTTACACCATGTTGTTTCGATAAAAATACTAGAATTCGCATGTGGGATAAATCAAATCATAAAACCATTCAACAAATAAATGTTGGGGATAAATTAGCGGATGGATCTTTTGTAACAGCAAAAATGAAATTATCATCATGTAATCAAAATATGTTTAAATTAAATGGTGTAATCGTATCAGGATTACATAAAATTAAAAATGAAGATGAATGGATGTATGTAGCAGATTATAAAAACAGTGAATATATAGAAGATTATAGGGAACCTTTTATTTACTGCATTAATACAACAAATAAAAAAATATTAGTTGAAAATATGGAATTTATGGATTGGGATGAAATAGATGATATGGATATAAATGAAATCAGACAAAAATTACATAGTAATAAATTTATGAATACAATAAGAACAGGTTTTACTTATAAAGATATACATTATTATTTGGATGGTGGATTTTCACATGATACTAAAATAGAATTGGAAGATGGTCGATCAGTCAATATATGTGATATTGATGTTAATGATATATTAAGATTTGGTGAAGAAGTTATTGGTATTGTGGAAATTGATTCAACTAATATTTCCAATTGTTTTAAATATAAATTACCAAATGGTGATATTATATCAGGTGGACCAAATCTCAATTTTTATAATGAAAATATTAATGATGTTACTAATATAAATGAAGTACAAAATGACAATGAATTAAATTGTAATAAAATATATCATTTATTAACCGATCAAAAACAATTTACAATTCAAAATACATTATTTTACGATTATGACTCTGCGTTAGAAAGATATTTAGAAAGAGATGGGGGATTTTATTCCATACATGCTAAAAATTTTTATCTATAAAATATGTATATGAAATTATTTGGTATCAAAATTACACTTAAATTGTGTCTACTCGCAGTCCTTATTATTGTATTAGCTTTACACATTTTATTATCACCGAATACATTGACAAATATAGAATCTATGAAAAATGTTAACTCTAACCCAGACAAATTAACTATGCTCGACGATTCTAAGTTTAAACCAGAATGTTGCCCATCCACATATTCATCATCAAATGGATGTCTGTGTTTAGATGGTGACGAAGAAAAAATGTTAGAAACTAGGGGTGGTAATAAATTACAATGTGTATAATAAATTACAATGTGTATAAATAAAATTATTAAATATATAAATTTCTATTTAATTATATATTTAACTGAAAAAAAGATACTAATTACAACATGGATTTATTTATTAAAGATACATACCAAATGGTATTTTATTATTATCTTCTTTTATTATTAATTTCTTTACAATTTCAGGTGTAACCGTATATGGAAATTCAACTTTCAATGACATTTCCTTTTTAAACAAATTAGTTTCAGGCTTCATTAATCTATACAGATTCAATTTAGTATATATTATTTCAAGACAACGCTTTAGATTTCTTACTCCTTTCTCATTATCTGATAATTCCTTAACAATATAATGAATGGTTTCTTCTGGGATAATAATATCATCTTTTTTGAAATTTACTTGTTCGCATATTTTTGGAAGCATATAATTATTCGCTATAATTGTTTTCTCCTTTTTATCATATCCCTTTGTTTCAATTCTATACATTCTATCTTTCAAAATCGGATTTACCTTTTCTTCGTGATTATAACTAAATATAAATAAACACTTACTTAAATCAAAATCAATTTCAGAAAAGTATTTATCGTGAAATTGTGAATTTTGTGTTGTATCCGTTAGATGTGTTAAAATTCCAACAATTTCCTCACCTTTAGGTGTATTGCTGATTTTATCTAATTCATCAAAATATATTACCGGATTCATTGTCTTACATTGAATTAAGATATCAACAATCTTACCCCACGTACTACCCTCATATGTATATGAATGACCCTCTAAATGACTACTATCTGTTGCACCACCCAGCGCAATAAAAGCAAACTCTCTATTTAAAATCTTACTAATTCCATTTTTAACCAATGTTGTCTTACCTGTACCCATAGGGCCTTTGATTGCGATTGCTGTGCCAACTGCATCAGGATTTGCTATCCACTGACCAACCATTTGTAGAATTTGCATTTTGGCATTATCTAATCCATATACACATTCATCCAGGACATTTTTTGCATTTTCCATAAATTCATGACAACTATCAACACCATTTTCAATATTAACTGGAAGACTGCTTCGTTTTCCAAACGGAATTCTCATAAATGTATCAACCCAGTTTTTTATCTTATAATATTCACCACTTCCAGGATCCATATGTCTCAAATTATTTATTTTTCGCATGGCCAATGATTTATATTTAACGGGGATATCACATTGAAGTAATTGAACCCTATATGGTATTTCAACAGTAGAATGTTTTTTCATTTCATCCAATTCCTTTATAATTTTTTCCTGTTCACACAATGTTAATTTATTTTTAAAGAATACATTATCATTCATATTTTTATCATGCAATAATTTTTTAAATTTTTTTGTATTTTTAACCCGTACTTTATTTTCACGAGTCATTTTTTCCTTTTTAAATTTTTTTTCCTCTTTTTCCAATTCCTTTTTCAATTTTTGAGCAACCTTATTATCTTTATCTTCTTTAAGCATTTCATCATATGTTTCCCTCAATTTTTTAAACGTTTCCTCTGTTTTTTTCCCATCCAATTCTTCTTTTTCTATTTCCTCTTTTGTCAAGCTTTTTTTCTTCCTTTTCTTTTTTTTCTTCACATTTTCTTCACCATCATCTTCCTCATATAATTCTTCCTCTTCATCTTCATCCTCTTCATCTTCATCTTCATCTTCCTCATCTTCATCCAAATATTCGTCATAATAATCATCGTAATTTTCATCATATCCACCATTCGGACCACCTATTGTAAATATAATATTAAATTTACCATTTTTCATCATTTCTTCATTCTCATACATTTCATCCTCTTCATAATACAACGCTTCATCCTCTTCATCTTCATCTTCATCTTCATCCTCTTCATCTTCTTCCTCTTCATCAACCCATTCACCATCACCCTCTTCGTCAACCCATTCACTATCTTCATCTTCATCATCCTCTTCTCTTTTTAAATTTTTATTATTTTTTTTTTTCCTCTTTTTCTTAGATTTTTTTTCCTCTTTTTCTTCATCCAAACTTTCCTTTTTTTGTTGTCTAGAAATCCGACGCTTTTCTCTTTCATCAATTTCTTCATCTTCATCTGTTTTTGCATTTTTTTTCCTCTTTTTCTTTTTACAACTTTTCTTCTTCTTTTTATTATCACCACTATCTTCATCGTCTTCTATTTTTTCTTTCATATATTTAGATGGATATAATTGCCCAAGCATTTTTTTAAATTCCTTTTTATCTATTTTTTCATTTTCATCATATTCCACAAAGTCTTCTTCGTCAGATGATTGATTTTTTTTATAGTTTTTGCTTTTATTTTTACTCCTAGATTTAGGCATTTTCCCCTTTTTGTTTTTGTTATTATTATTTGAATTATCTGATTTTTTAACCATATTAATATTATGTATAAATAAGTATTTATATATTTTTCTGGTTCAATTTTTTATATAATTTAAAAAAATTATTTGAATATCAATAATAGTATCACTTACTTAAATAAAATATGTATTATTTAATCATATTATTTTAATAAATTGAAAAAAAACAATCTAAATATTGTTATCTTAATATAAGAAGGAATGAATAAAAAAGCATCAAAAATTATCGGAATCCAGTTTAGTATATTATCTCCTGAAGAAATTCGAAATGGTTCTGTTGCTGAAATAACAAGTCGTGAAACATATGTTAATAATAAACCTGTAATTAATGGGTTATTTGATCCTAGAATGGGTGTTCTTGAACCAGGATTAATTTGTCCAACAGACGGATTGGATTATATAAAAACTCCAGGTTATTTTGGACATTTAGAGTTAGCTAGACCAGTATTTTATATACAATATCTAAATACCATTATTAAAATTCTTAGATGCACATGTATTAAATGTAGTAAATTATTAATCAGTGCATCCAAATATAGTTATTTATTAAATTTAAACGGAAAAGAAAGATGGCAAAAAGTATTCAGTATTGCAAGCAAGACAAAACGCTGTGGTGAAGATTCGGAAAATGGGTGTGGTTGTCTACAACCATCAAAAATAAAAAGGGAAGGATTGGCAACATTATTTGCCGAATGGAAGAAATTAGATAATGATAGTGAACCTGTTATTATGAAATTAACACCTGAAATGGTTATTCGACTATTTAAAAGAATTAGTGATGACGATGTTAATTTTATGGGATTCAGTTCAAAATGGTCGAGACCTGAATGGATGGTTTGTCAAGTATTGGCTATACCACCACCGGCAGTTAGACCATCTATTAAACATGATTCGCAACAAAGAAGTGAAGATGATATCAGTCATATAATTGTTAATATTATTAAAACAAATAAAACATTAATGGAGAAAATTATGCAAAATGCACCATCAAATATTATTGATGATTGGACAACAGTATTACAATATTTTATAGCATCAAAAATTGATAATAAAATACCAGGTGTAGCATCTGTTGCACAACGATCTGGTAGACCATTGAAATCAATTAAGGAAAGATTAAACGGAAAAGGTGGACGTGTTAGAGGAAATTTAATGGGAAAACGTGTTGATTTCTCTGCACGTTCAGTTATTACACCAGATCCAAACATATCTATTAGAGAATTAGGTGTCCCTATTAAAATTGCGAAAAATATAACAAAACCAATTACAGTTAATAAAATGAATAGAAAATTCCTTACTAAATTAGTTGAAAATGGACCTGAAAAATACCCAGGTGCAAAAATTTTAGAAAAAGCAAATGGAGAAAATATTTCATTAAGGTATATTGATAGAGAATCTATAGTGTTAGAAGATGGTGATATTGTACATAGACATATGATGGATGGTGACGCCATATTATTTAATAGACAACCCACATTGCATAGAATGTCAATGATGTGTCATATTGTAAAAGTGATGCGTGTAGGCAATACATTTAGAATGAATGTTGCTGATACAAAACCTTATAATGCTGATTTTGATGGTGATGAAATGAATTTGCATATGCCACAAGATATACGTGCTGAAACGGAACTAAGGAATTTGGCAGCTATTCAATATCAAATTGTAAGTCCTGCAAACAATAAATCTATAATAGGAATATTTCAAGATTCATTATTGGGTTGTTATCAAATCACTAGAAAAAATATTCAATTCTCTAAAAGAGATGCAATGAATATATTAATGCATTATAACAATATAGATATAAAAAAATTATTTGCAAAAGATACAATTTCATCATTTGATATATTATCACAAATAATGCCACCTTTGTCTTTAAAATATAAAACAAAACACTTTGGCGATGATGAAGACAAAAAAGATTCTAATAATATTTTAGAAATAAATAATGGAAATTATATACGTGGTCAAATGGAAAAAGGTGTGTTAGGTGCTGGCTCAAAAGGTTTATTACAACGTATTTATAATGATTATGGGTATATGGCATCGGCAAATTTTATTGATAATTTGCAAAATATTGTAACTGAATATATGAAAACAAGTGCTTATAGTGTTGGTATAAGCGATTTAATTGCAAATAAATCAACCAATAATAAAATTGCAAATATTATTACAACCAAGAAAAAAGAAGTTAAGAATTTAATAGATCAAACACATCTTGGTATATTTGAAAATAAAACAGGTACTTCCAATAAGCAAGAATTTGAAAAACAAGTTAATAATATATTGAATGTTGCCTTAAAAGATGCAGGTAAAACAGGAAAGAAAAGTCTAAATGATAATAATAGATTTGTTATTATGGTAAATGCTGGTAGTAAAGGTTCCGATTTGAATATTTCTCAAATGATATCTTGTGTAGGACAACAAAATGTTGATGGGAAGCGTATTCCATATGGATTTGACGATAGAACCCTCCCACATTTCACAAAATTCGATGATACACCTGGTGCAAGAGGATTTGTTGAAAGTTCGTATATTAATGGATTATCACCAGAGGAATTATTCTTCCATGCGGTTGGTGGTAGAATTGGTATCATAGATACAGCTGTAAAAACAAGCCAAACAGGTTATATTCAAAGGAGATTAATTAAAGGTTTGGAAGATTTAATAGTTAAATATGATATGACAGTAAGAAATAATAAAAATAAAATAATTCAATTCAAATACGGTAATGATAATTTTGATACAACAAAAGTTGAAAGTCAAACCATTCCTATTGTTGCCATGAGCATCGAAGAAATATATAATCACTTTAATATTTTATATTCAAACAAAAGTAGTGATGAAAATTTATTTGATAAAATATATGATTCAAAAACATTTTCACGAATGAAAAAAGAAAAAACACAAACGAATACAAAATGTAAGGAAATAATTGATTTTATGATTGATATAAGAAAAGAAATAGTTGAAAAAGTATTTTCAAATAAATCAAATAAAAATGTTCGATTACCTATCGCATTTCATCACATTATTAATAATATAAAGGGTCAATTTATGATAAACGAAAATTCAATAGTAAATATAACACCATTAGAAGTATTTAAAATGCTGGATGTGGCATACTCAAAATTAGAATCCATTCATTATGTTAAACCCAACCTATTGTTTAAAGCTATGTATTATTATTATTTATCACCTAAAAATCTATTGGTATTTAAACGCTTTAATAAAAAGGCTGTAGAAACTCTAATAGAAAGTATTGTAATGTATTATAAAAAATCAATTATTTCACCGGGTGAAATGGTTGGTATGATAAGTGCCCAGAGTATTGGTGAACCAACAACACAAATGACACTAAATACATTTCATTTTGCTGGTGTAGCAAGTAAGTCAAATGTTACCAGGGGATTACCTAGGATCGAAGAAATATTATCATTGTCAGAAAATCCTAAAAATCCATCTTGTACAATTTATTTAAATAAAGACGAAGAAACAAATAAAGAACTTGTACAAAATATGATGTATAGAATTGAACATACAAAATTACACGAATTGGTTGATACAATTGAAATTTGTTTTGATCCAGATGATAGCAATACAAATATTCAGAATGATCAATTATTGATTAATAAATTCAAAGAATTTGAAAATGTAATGAATGAATGTAATGAAGAAACAGAAGATGACGACGAGAAATCAAAATGGGTAATTCGAATTGAAATAAATAAGGAAATGTTACTTGATAAAAATATATCTATGGATGATATTCATTTTGCACTGAAAAATGCATATGATGACGAAATCAATTGTATATATTCAGATTATAATAGCGATGAACTGATATTTAGAATACGATTAAATAATATTATAAAAAATTCTAAAAAGAAAAGTACTGGATATTCAAAGATTAATCCACTAGATCAGTCGGATGAAATTTATCTATTGAAAAATTTCCAAGATCACCTATTAAATAAGATTGTTTTGAGAGGTATAAAAAATATTAAAAATGTGACATTAAGAAAAATAACCGATAATGTTGTAGAACATAATGATAAATTTGAAAGTAAGACTATATGGGTAATAGATACAGTTGGAACCAATTTATTAGATTTATTGGGATTGAATTATATTGATAATACAAGAACCATTACAAATGATATTCAAGAAATTTACAAAGTATTAGGACTTGAGGCAGCAAGACAATCTATTATTAATGAAATTTCAGAAGTTATTGAATTTGATAGCACTTATATCGATTATCACCATTTAAGTGTATTATGTGATAGAATGACTTGTAATTTAAAAATGATTTCCATATTTAGACATGGAATTAATAATGACAATATTGGACCAATTGCAAAAGCATCTTTTGAAGAAACACCTGAAATGTTTTTAAGAGCAGCAAGACATGGTGAATTAGATACTATGCGAGGAGTGTCTTCAAATGTAATGTGTGGCCAAGAGGGGTATTTCGGTACTAACGCATTTAAAATATTATTGAATATGCGTGAAATGGCAAAAAGGCAACCAACAATTAAACCTAAGAAAAAAGAGTCTATTGATAAATTACTTGATGGCGATGAATCAGATGATGAATGTAGTAAGGAAAATATAGTTATTAAAAATAATACAGATAATATTAAAGAAAACAATGATAATGATGTAATCGATGACGGTTATGATATGGGGTTTTAATATGTATTTTAACATTTAGAAATCAATAATAATATAATTACAATTTAAAATATTAATTATATTATTAATTAATGAACTTATTTTATATTATCTTAAAACAATTTTTTCCGAAAATAAATATTACAACCGGAGCATTCGTATTAAGTGAATATGTTATACAAAACACTGATTTTATTGATTATTCTTTTATTAATGCGTATGACCGCATTTATATGAATTATATTGATAAAAATATAGATAAAAAACAGTTAATTAAAGAAAAATATAAGCTACTATACGATAATATTATAGACAATGTATTTATCCCAATTGAAAAAAAAACTTATTTAATTTCAATATTTTCCCGAGCACAAAAAATTTATTTTTTATTAAATCGATTTGCTTATAAAATCAAAATAAAACGTTTTTTCCAAAGGAAAATTATAGATACGGATTTATTTTTAAATGACCTATCTTTATTTAAACCTGAACAAATTATTTCATTAATAGAAAATAATGTAATATATAAATTTAGAATAACAGATTTAATGCGAATAATTAAAAGTTCTATAATCAATTCAGATGAATTTTATTCTGTACCTAATAATATTAAAAACCCATATACAAATATTAAATTTTCAATTGCAAATTTGTATAATATATATTATTTTATAAAAAAATCATCATTCATAATGCCCGTTTTATTTCATTTATTTTTCCGTGTAAATTTTGATAAAAAACGTTTATTATCTGAATACGAATTAATAATAAATGAAGAAATCATAAGAAATTTTTTAGAAACATCGACTATAAATATTAAATGTCAATATATACTTGATATGTTTCGAAATTATAGAAATGACATATCATTTAAAATAGATCATGGTTTTCCAAATTCAATATTAATTAAAACATTTGAACCGTATTTAAAACATTATATTTATGCATCTTATTCATACAATTTGAATAAAAGACGCAATAATAAAGTGAAGTTACAGTCTAAACTTAAGAAATTTTCGAAATACAATAGATTATTTGGCAAAAAATATAAAATACATAATTCTGTATATAATAATACAAATTTATTGACAATTGATAAAATATTATCGTATATACCAAGTACTGCAAATTATTATGAAAAAGAAGGATGTTATTTTGTCGATACGGTATTAACACAAAAAAAGAATGTTTTTTATAATTTTAATAAAAATATAGAATTATATAAAAATATAGTAAGCAAAACAATTATAGATCATTCATTTACACATCATAACGAAAATGTAGTTATTTCTAATAATAATAATAATAATAATAATAATAATAATAATAATAATAATCGACGTTCACCTATTCATGGTGATAATAGCAGTGTAGAGTTGACACACACACAAAGCAATGAAACTACAAATGAAACTAGAGTATATAATTCAACTAATTACCAAACAGATACATTATCGGGTGATATTGATTATATACAAAATGAAATAAATAATATGAACGATATCGATTTAATGTTTAATTTACTTAACATTAATAACAATAGTAATGACAATAGTTCTTCAAGTGAAGAAGATAATAATGTAGCAGGTCGTGTAGCAGGTCGTGTTGAAGAGCATGTTGAAGAGCATGTTGAAGAGCATGTTGAAGAGCATGTTGAAGAGCATCTTGAAGAGCATCTTGAAGAGCATCTTGAAGAGCAAAATTTTAGTGATACAGAAGATGATATTGATGATTATGATACAGATGAGAATGCATTGGAAATGTTAAACGTTGATTCGGATAGTAACTCAAGTGATATGGATATTGATGAAGATTATAATAATACAACAATTTCTTCAGATTACGTATATGAAAATGAACATTCAATATACTCATATGAAAGACAATATGAATTATATACAAATCATAGAAATACTTATGAAATAAATTGTATTATGAATGAATTAATAACAAATGTTATAAATAATGTTATATATGAAAATGAATACAATAACAATAACAATATAATTATGATTTAATTAATATTAATATAATATAGTATTAATATTAACCAATTATGTTAATTTGATTTTTTTTTTAATTTTTTTAATTTTTTTAATTTTTTTAACCATTTTTTTTTTAGGTTTTACCGATTTTAAATTACCCTTTTCAGTTTTTTTTTTAGGATTTTTCAGTTTTTTTTTAATAGTTTTCTTAAGTTTTATTTTTCCTACTTTTTCATTATTTTTTTCATTATTTTTTTCATTATTTTTTTCATTGTTATTACTATCAACCCTTTTTATTGGATTTTCCTTTTCCTTCCTATCTTTCTTTATCTTAATTACCTTTTTAATTTTTAATTTAACAGGAGATAATTCCGTAACATATTGATTGAAATTAAATATACCAGTATTATTAATTAAATCTTGAAAAATATTTGGAGATTTTAATATATTAATTAATATATTATTTTCATAAGAAAATATTCTATAATTTGGAACAGTATTTATTGTATTTTTTGATTTTATGATAAAATATGATTTTGACTCCATATTTTTAATTATTGTTTGTTTATTTTCAATAAATTTAGTACTTGATAATAGTAACAATGGTATTTTATATCTACTACATAATAAATTAATATCTATACTGGTACAATAATAGTGATCACTATATATTAAATTTTCCAATGTTATTGCTTTTGTTTTCAACATTTTAACATATTTTTTTTTTCCCTGTGTTCTGAAAATAGCCAGCAATTTGGATAGATCTATTTTTTTATATTCTTCCAATAAATCGGTTTTCATCTTATTTATTGTGATATTATTACTTTTATTATTAATATAAATATACATTATTTTTATAATCATAAATGTACAAGACGCATTATTATTTATAATCAATTCTATTGTTTTTTTTGGGAAAACAGTTTTCCACTTACCAAAAACACTGTCCTTTTTTTTAATAATACATTCTCTCAATGCTTGTAATTTTAAATTTCTAACTTTATTTATTTCTGCTATTTCTATTTTTTGATCCAATACATTTTCATCTATTATTTTTTGATCAATTTTCATATTGTTTTCATAATCAAATTCATTTGAATATTGTACACTTTGAATCGGGTCTACGGTATCATATGAATTATATGTAATATATTTATTATTTTCAACTGGAATTAATTTTTCAAAAAAATTATCATTCAACAATGATTCTATTATAATTAATTCATTATTATTAACACTATATTTTGTTTTTGAAAAAGTTAGAAAACGGTTTGGTTTAAAAATAAACGAATTAACATTATTATATCTAATTAATTGATCAACCATTCTATAAAAATACACATCGTTATTATCGAATTTATGAACCAAATTAGTCTTTGGAATAATCAACGAACAAATTTGATCAGCATTTATTTTTGTAATATCACAATTAATTTTTTCATTACAATTTGATTTTATATTAAAGCAATTTACTACATTACCATTTTCTATCAATTTTGCATTATTTTTATCATCAAATATAATAATGTTATCTGTCAATTTTTTCAATATTTCTATTATCTTATTGAATTTATCGAAATACAATACATTTTTCGATACGATTAATCTTTCTATAGATGATTTAATACCAAAGTTTTCATATTTATTTAATAGTAATCGAACTATATTTCTAAAAATATTATAAAATCTTGTTTCTATTTTTAATTTTCTTATCATTTTAACACGTTCATTATCTTTGATATTTTTATTTTCAAATATTTGTATATCATTATTTATAAAATTAGATTCCTTTAATTTTATTAAATCATTACCATAAATATCTTGTTCTGGATTCTTTAATTGTATAAATTGATTTGTTTCTGTTAATATACCAACTATTAATTCATTTTCTAAAACTTTAATTTTTGGTGAACATAATAATTTTTCATTACTATCTTTTTTTATTTTATTTAAAAACATAATAGTATCTTTATAATTTTTATACACAGACACATTATCAATATAAACTGTATTGTACTTTTTAATTACAGTTGATGGATAACATGGTATGTATCCCGAATTACCGGTTTCACTTGTAATTTCCAACCCAATACACTTTCCAGAATAATTTATTACACAATTATTTATCGTATATTTCATTTTATTTAAAATATCAACCATTTCATCGCTTTTTATATTTGTTTTAAATTGATATGTTGTTGGGACACTCATTTTCGATGTACATTTTTTATTTTGCGTATTTATGATTACTTCAATTGTATTTTTAAGTTCCTTTAAAACACCACGTTCATTTAAGGAAAATGTTTTTTTTGTTATATACTTATTTCCAATGTCTTCTAGTATATATAATGGCTCATAATATTCATTTTTCCTTAAAATTATACAACTAGGTTTATTCTGATCATATGCATTTTTCGAATACTGATTTGTAGGACATATTACTTGAATGTTATTTGTATTATCATCATCTGGAATATCAATTATTATTATATTTAATCCCAGTGGAAACAAATTAAAATGAGGCATACTAATTATATCCCATAAATATGTATAATCTATTTTAATTGTATCATCTTTCAAATATTGAATGAAATTTTCCATAGAAGTAATTATTTCGATAAAAGACTTCTGTTCAAGCTTGTTCTCCATATTTGTATTTTTGTACAATAAACTTTTTTTATATTTTGATATATCTATATCGTTCATATCATATTTTTCATTTGGTTTCATGAATTGTACAACCAAATTACCATTTTGATATTTTATATAATTATCGATATCCATGATATTAATAATATATTGTTTCATTTCTTTTATTGATAAAATCTTACCATTCATCGAATTTGTTTCTGAAAATATATCTGAAATAGACGCAATGAATGATTGTTTTTCATTATTTTCAACACCTTTTCTTAAAATACATGGAATATTTTTCCTTAACTTTCTAGTCTCAATTTTAACACTGCATTGATTATTATCAAATTGCAAAAAATTCTGTATTGCTATTGGTAAATATCCCCATCTATTTTTTTGCAATGGATAAATTAAATTAGAAATAATATAGATATCATTCATAACATTTTTTTTCATATTATTCGGCTTTTTTTTTTTCATATTAGGTGTTCCTTCCACATTATTCATTCTGTTTATACATAATTTTCTCCTTTTAACTTGAGAATTACTATTCCATGATTTAAAACAACACGGTAAGCAATAATTATCTGGGTGACTATTATCTTTTAACGTAAATCCGGGATGATGTGGAACATAATTCCCTTCTTTATCTTTAAATTCCTTTTTATGTGTAAATTCAAATATATTTGCTCCTTCTGGAACTTTTTTTGCATTTTGAGGTATTAGTTTTCCATATTTTCCAGAATCAACTTCTTCCTTGGTTAAACTAACATTCCTTTTTAAATCCCAATATCTTGGACAAATATACCAAAATTGTTTTTTTGCATCCGTTCCATATTTTATCGCATTTCCATACGAACCAGGGTGTTCTTTGTCTATTTTTTCCTTTTCTTCATCCGTCAATATAACCGGTTGTCGTTTAACATTCCATGGGCAACTCCTTGAATATGCATTAAACTTTCCCTTGTCTTTTTTCAAAAATAATATTGGGTCTCTTTTTTCCAATCTTTGTGAAAACGGATTTGGATTATTTAATGTCATTCCAGTTATATCTTTTTCATTCTTACTATCATTTGAAACGTCGACTGCACCACCTGACATAGAACTACTTGACGCAGAACTACTACTTGACGCAGAACTACTACTATTGTCACTATCATCATCACTATCATCATTCATATTGAAAAATATATCATTAAATTTGCCCTCAGTGTCTTTTATTTTATCATCAACTATTTTAACATTATCAATTGATTCATCCTTTTTAATTGATTCATCCTTTTTAATTGATTCATCCTTTTTAATTGATTCATCCTTTTTAATTGATTCATCCTTTTTAATTGATTCTAACTTTTCTGATATAACTTTTTCCATTGATTGAACAACGTTTTTATTAGATTTTATACTTTCAGATTTGAGACTTTCTTTTTTATCACTTTTTATTTTCTTTAATGAACTACAAAATGTATATAATGACTCAATTTTTTTAGGATATTCATTCATATATATGAATAATTCAATGACCTTAGGAACAGTATCTACATAAGTAATATTATCTATATTGTCAATTTCAATTATCAAATTATTCGTATATTTATCTACACGCATCAAAGTATATAATCCAGTGTGATTTTCAATCTTAACTCTTTTGTTTGGAAACAAATTATTTCTTATTTGTATATTTGATACTAATTCTGCTATTAACGTTTTTGCACGTTTTTCATTTACATTAAATTCATCATTTAATAAACCTACTATTTTTTCTAATGCAATACGTTTTTTCATATGTTCCAAAATGAATATTTCAATATTATTTAATTCATTATAATTTGAAATACGCGTATAACGATACATAAGCAATTTGTTACCACCATTATCTACACTATTTAAAAATGGTGTCACACATTTTGAATATTTTTTAAAATTCAACTTTTTTTTAATAGGACAAATCATCATATATTTAATATTAATAATTTCAACGTTATTATCATTCAACGAATTAAATGATTTAATAACATAACCATTATCCTCCATAAGGTTTTTAATTATATTTATTATTGGATTCACGTTTTTTATTAATATTTTATTCAAATCCATTATATTATATGTTTTTCTCATTGTCGAATAAATTTGTATCTCTCCGTTTTTTTTAATAACTATATTGATTTTTTCATTATTATCCAATACGTGCAATGATATACCATTTATAGTTTTGAATTCCATACCAACCTTTTTAATATTTACCTTTGATAAAAATGGAATTTTCAAACCATTCCTCGCTATATTGTCTGTGTATAATCTATATATCTTCTCTTTTTTCTTACCCGGATTATATTTTATCATAACTTTTTTCTCGTCTGCATTCATGACTTTGAAAATCAACTCCAATGGCAATTGGTATTTTTCATTTGGATGTATTGTTATATCAAATAATTGAATTCCATGCTCTGAATATACTATTTCATTTCCTATTTTATTAATATTTTCAAATACATTATTAATTAATAAATTGCGATTTATAAAATCCTCATTTATTTTCTTCTTAGTTTTTTCAAATAATTCATCGCTTTTATTTGTCAATTCCAATAATGAATCAATATTATTCTCTTTTAACAATGGAAAATATAATTGAATAATATAATTGTCATTTAATATTTGCTGTTGCAATACATTTTTAGCATTGTACATATATAAAGTATTATTAATTATTGGATTTTCACTATTGAAATTATCATACAAAATGAATGTATCATTATATTTCAACGACTCTGTCAATTTTTTTTTTATAAAAGTTTTGTTTAATATACCATTTATACTATCATTGTGGAGCATATTAAGATTTGATACGAAAAAATTCTTATCATTATTTAAATATGTACCAAATGGTACCATTTTCAAATATTTTTTTGATTCTATAAAAAATAAATCATTATAATTATATGCATCCTTATCTTCAATTGAATTTATATCAATGCCATCAAAATTTGATAGATATAAAAATAATTTATCCTTTGATATAGAATTTCTATCTGAACTTAAAATATTAAATAACTCTTTCACATCTATATATGTTTCTTTTTTACATGAAAGATATATTTCCCCCAAAGAGAGATTTTCATCATATCCCGAATTCATAAAATAATATGCTATCTTCCTTTTTATTGTATTAATTTTATCATCAATTTGTATAAAATCATCCGAAAAATTAATATCAATATTATTTGCATTTATTTCATCAATTTCCTTTTTAGAAAAAATATTTGTTTCATAAACATTATCAATATTAATTTCTAAACTACCCTTAAATACTATTACCTTAATTATACTTTTTGTATCAGTATAATATATTTTAAATATATTATTCATTTAAATATATATAAATACGTATATAATATTTATATATGAAATTTAATATTATAGTAGCAATGTGTAATAATAATGGTATTGGTATTAATAATACATTACCATGGAATATACCCGGCGATTTGAAACGTTTTTCAAAATTAACAACTGGTTCAGGGAATAACGCAATCATTATGGGAAAAAATACTTGGTTAAGTCTACCCAAAAAACCGCTACCCAAGAGAGATAATTTAATATTAAGCACAACTCTCACAAATGATAATATAACAACAAATAATACACATATTTTTAATAATATAAATAAGTGTATTTCTTTTTGTGAAAATAAATATGACACTATATGGGTAATAGGAGGACATCAAATATACAATGCCTTTATTAAGCAGAATTTAATTGATGAATTATATATAACTCATATTAATGCTGAGTTTGAGTGTGACACTTTTTTCCCAGAAATTTATGATGGATATTTAAAAGTTAAAAATGATAAAATTTGGTGCAAAAAATACAATACCAATTATTATTATCAACTATACAAAAAAATTAAAATTAATGAATATTATTTTTATAATAATTTAAAAAATAATACAAAAAAAGTTTGTAGAATTGTATCTATAAATACTACAAAAAAAAAATACATTTATACTATTGAGATTGGTTCAAATAAATACAACGTTTATAATGAAAATTTAGTTGACTATTGTTAATCATCAAATAATGGATTATCATTTAATTTCATACTACAATAACTAACAGGTTTTTCACTATAATCAACCGGATTATAAATACCGATTTCAACCGACTCTTTTAATAGAAATTTAAAATTTTTCCAAAATGTCTCTGTATGACCAACCTCTTTAGTAGCAATATGACCCATTTCATGAATGGCAACAAACATTAATGTATTTAAATCGATTAAGTTTCCATCACCCTTTGTACGCTTGACGCAAAATGCTATTTTTTCACCTTTATTTTCACTATACGCAGTATACTTACTAGTTGGTAATGTTTCTTTGATTTTCGTTGAGCTAAAATTTTTTTTTAAACGATTAACAGTTTCATCATTTTTATATTTTTTTGATAAATGAACAACAAGTTTATCTAATCGATCAGCGACATTCGCTAACAAATCAGCAGTGGCATCCATATATTTACTTTCTCTCACACAATATGTCTTATTATTAACGTCTGAAATAATACATTTTAAATGAAAAATATCTGATTCGTAGTATATTTTAACTGAAATTATAATTATAAAAAATATAATTAGATAACTCAAATAATCTAATTTGATCATTTATATTATAATAATTTTAATAATTATTATAATATTTTATATGTTAAAAATAACATTTATGCGAGTTTTTTAGACTCATATGGGTTTGTATCAATAGTGGATTGCATCCATGGACCAACATCACCCCTTGGGTTAGCAGGTTCCCCACGAATTTGCAAATTCGCATTGCGCAAACTGTTACCAACGGTATTGATACCAATATGACTACCTGCTTTTAAAAGTGAAACATTTTCTAAATCACCTTGTCCACTTGGGTTTAATTTTCCCCATTCACTATTAGTATCTTTTGGCAACAAACACGATGGGTCACACGTATCCTTCTTTTTCGAATCCTTGTTATCAGGATTTTGGGTAGCAGACATTGAACCACCAACAGAAGCATATTTTTCATTTCCATTTGAATCGGAAGCAGATGGCACAGCCTCTTCTTTTTTATTTGACATAGCAGCGGTTACACTACTTTGTTTATTCGAATAATTCACCATTGCATATACCAATACACACACTCCAACCAACATCAATAAATGATGCCCTTTAACATATTTTTGAATAGTTTTTAATAGATTCATTATATAATAAAAATGATAAAATATTTTTTTACATAATGAATTAATTAATGTGTTAATTCATCTAAATTAAATTCATCATCACTAGAATCAATATCATCCAACATATATGTGTTTTTAATATTCATTGCCTCTAAATATGTTTCAACAGCCATTTTTCGAGCCTTCTTTGCCTTTTCTCTTGCTGCGCGATATATCTCAATATATACCTCATTTGGTTCCTTTAATTTTATTTCTCCATTGTCCAAATTATCAATATCAATATCCAATGGCTTCAATTTTTCTAAATCATTCTTTAAATTAATGTCTAAATCATTAGAATTGTCATTCGAATTTGTTAAATCTTCTAAAGTTTCTTTATTTGTTTCACCTATATGTTTATTTTCCCCGTTCAATTCAATTTCATGTTCATCATTATCCCCATCAATTAATCCATTTCCATTAGATTCATTTCCATTAGATTCATCGCCACCCCCACCATGATTATTTTTATCCATAGGGATACTATTATGTAAGTCATTTTCATTTAATGTTACTGCTTCTGTTTCTATTTGACATTCTACATTATCATTTACATCACGAGTGCTAGTATCAATTTCTTTTTTTATATCCGAATCATCATTATCCTTATTTTTTAATAATAATAAGTTATTTTCTTTTTGCACATCATCATTTTCTTCTTTATTTTCTTCTAAATCTTTCTGCACAACATCATTTTCTTCTAAATCATTTGTTAAATTTGTATCAACATTGATAATTTCTAAAGTTAAATTTGGTTCATTTTTTTCTTCATTTATATCATCTTCATTTCCATTATTTTCATTATTTCCACCTACTTTTTCTAAATGTTTATCATTTTGATTAACATCTTTTTTAATCAAACATTTTTTAAATTGTTCATTTTCATTTTCAAAAACCATTATTTGTTTCATTACAATATCAAAATGAAAACTTTTTGTTGTAAATCTCACACCTTTAAAATGTAATAATGATAGAATGTTATCACTTTCCTTAACATTATTAATATCCATCAATTCTTCATTCTCATTATACACTGTACAATCTATATTTTTATTCATATTATTAAACTGAACACGTAATAAATAAAATTTTCCTGATTTATATATTCTTATTGGTGATGTAAAGTTCGTTTCTATGTCATTTAAATCAAAATCTTCATTAAACCACATATCCTTTTTATCAAATATCAAATTATGACATTTTGATTCTAAATTTTCAATCCACTGAATAAATTCTAAATGTTCATCATTTGTTGATGAAAATAATAAATCACAATACATCTTTTTTCCAGATTTAATAAATCCTTGTTTTGTACTACATTTAGGAACTTGTACATACACATTTTTATCATTTTTAACTAAATAAGAAATATATGAACCACCACGCATGGGCTTTGGCTGCTTTAATTGATAATCTGATAATTTTTCCGAAAAGGTTTTTTTTGTAATCAATTCCATTTAATATCATAAAAGAAAAATACAATAATATAACCACGCATTTAGATTAAAATTAATAATTTATTTAATACATTTATATTAATTATGAATAAAGAAACTCTTGTTAATAAAATTTTATCTATGTTTAAAACCGAATCCATTAAATCCGAAATAAAAAATATTTGTGTACCTATACTAAATATTTTGTTAAAAGAATTATATCCTTACATTTATTTTTCTTTTTTTTTTATTATTGTTAGTTTTTTATTAAATTTAGCAATTTTATTTTCACTGGTGCGTAAAAAAATAATATTTTAATATTATATATGCCATTTAGTTTATTAGGAGGTAAAAAAAGACGAACCAAAAGACGTCGTGGACGCAAAGTAAAACGCGGTAAAACCGCAAAACGCAAAGGAAGGAAGACTCGTGGTCGCCGTGGTCGTGGTCGCAAGAAAACCAAGAAGCGCAAGCGTCGCCGCAAATAATTTCAAATAAATATTTAGTAATTTCAAATTTATTTTATATTTTATATTTAATTCTATTAAATATAAAATTATCTATAAATATATGTCAAATTTATTTAATGACTATATTAGAGAATGGGTTACATTGGACAATTACACTAAAAATCTAAATGAGAAAAATAGAGAATTAAGAGAGAAAAAAAAGGAGATAAAAGATTATATAATAAAATATGCAAATACAACCAATTTAACAAACCCAACTATTAAAATTAGTGATGGAAAATTAAAATTAACAGAAATTAAACAAACTGCACCAATTAATCTAAAATATATTGAACGATGTTTAACCGAATGTATCGGAAATAAAGACCAAGTTGATATATTAATGAACTATATTAAAGATAATAGAGAGACAAAACACACTTTTGATATTAAAAGATACTATGAAAAAAAATAATTGAATTATCATTTTAATAAATTAAATGTATCTCTTATTATTATAACATTATTATTATAATGAACAACGTGATAAACATGAATGCAATGAATTTTGATATGATTGGTGGAAATAATGAAAAAACCAATGTAACAATACCAAACGTAATTAACGTTGAAAAATATGGTTCTAATAATAACCATGGTATAAATACACAGTGTGGGGGCGTGATATCATCTAATTTATTTGATGAATTATTAAATAAAATGACACCATCTAATCAAAAAAATAAAAATAAAACTAGAACTTCTAATAATAAGAAAAACAAAAATAAAACTAGAAAATGTAAATAATATATTTGATACTATATTTGATACTATATTTGATACTATATTTGATACTATATTTTATACTATATTTTATACTATATTTGATACTATATTTTATACTATATTTGATACTATATTTTTTTGAACTGGTATGTAGTAATTATTTAAATTTAAAATTAAAATAATTACTAATTTAGTAATATATGAATGTGAAAATCAAACCTAAAACTATATTTGTTAAACCTAAAATAAATCATTGTCCAATTAGTACAAAACCACATACATATACAATTGATGTTAATAACTGTATTATATGTCTAGATAATAATATAACAACAAACAATTTAATGCATATAAATACATTAAAATGCAAAGATATTCATTTAACGTGTAATTGCAACTATCACATACATCTCCGTTGTCTTTTACAATGGGTTGACATAAAACCTCTATGCCCAACGTGTAGAGCACCAATTAGAGTTAAAAATAAAAAACGATCACATCGAAATCAAAATCAAAATCGAAACGTACATAGAGCAATACGAAGTAGCAGAACAACACGAAGTAGCAGAAGAAGTAGAAGAGTAACAGATGATATATATGATGCGAGAAATTATAATGAATTTATTGTTAATAATAGAAATATAAATAATAATGTTAGTCAATTACAAGCGGGTATTTTCTTATGCGTCATTTCAATGGTTAGTGTAATTTTGATTATATTATATTTATAATTATTGTTATATTTATAGTTATAGTTATACCATTGTCCATTTTTTCTTATTAAATGGATCAATTAACATATTTTTAATTTTTCCCTTCCAATAATTTGTTTCTTTTTCAATCTCCTCTTCTTCTTTATTTTTTGGATAAAGTGGTGTATTTTTCATTAATTCAGCTTCATGAGGTGTGATTTTTGGTTTATATCCAAAACAATTTACGCCGAATTTTATTTTATCATTTGCAATGTATCCACCATTCACACCTGGACGCCCACAACTATGCTCATGACCCTTTATTTTTTGCAATTTATTCCATGTTTTTTTCTGAGTCGGATATAATGCCATTTGCTTATCAGACCATCCATAACTACACCACTCACCTTTGTTGTTGTATGCTTTTTCAACTTCATTATATTTTGCTAAACGTGCACCATATGCTTTACATACAGATTTTGCATCATCATATGTGTATATATTTTTTGGAATATGAAAAACCTCTTTTTCCAATTTTGTTTCTTTAACACCAACAAATGTCGGATCAACAACATCTACATCCATACTAAATAAATCAGAAAACATATTTTTAATACTGGTTTTAATATTTAAACTGGTTAAATAATTCATACCATTTAATATTATAAGAACAAGGAATATAGCCCATAATATTATCTCTATTATATTGATACTTGGCTTTGGGGAGGAATATTCACTATATTGTTGAGTATTACTTGTTTTATTATTTGCAAACATCAAAATTATATAAAATACAATAACTATAAAGGACATTATACCTATTAACATTGGATTTGCATTATTCATATTTAACGAGTCTAAATAACCCATTGATGGCATATCTGTATTTGTATTGAAATTTACTTCCATTTGTATATAATATTTAATTATATTATTTTTGGTGTTTTCTATAAAAAAAACAATACGCAGCAGGGGTTACAACCTTTGACTCTTTTATTTCCTTAACAATTGTATCGTTAAATAAATACCATTTATTATTTGCATTCTTCACATATGCTGTATAATGACCACCAAACATGTTTCCCGTATGGTTACATACAGCATATAAATCATATACATATGCACTTTTATTATACCCCTTAACATATTTTGAAAAATCAACATTATTATGTTCAGTTTGTATTAAATGTCTTAATTTTTTACCAGAGTAATCAAATCTTTTCAAATCAATAATTAAAATATTGGGCAATGACCAAAAACTTATACCCATTTCAACATCCTCTTTTTTTTCTGTTTTTTCATTATACCACGCATTATCACCTTCCATTTTTTCCATCTTGCAATATAAATCCATACATTCGAAAATAGATACACTATTTTTACCATGTGGTATTGGAAGACTTATAATAGAATAAGGTTCTGGTCTCATACTTAATATTTTTCCATTTTCAAGTGAATATATTGTTGAAATCTGAGTTCCATAAAATATATTTAACATTTCAGAATACTCCGTTTTATACATATTTTTTATCATTTCATAACATTTTATTGCCATTTTATCTTGTTTGTTTTTTTGACGACCTTTGATAGTCATTTCAACTTCACGCATAAGAGCTGTGTGGAAACTATCTATTAAAAATATTAAAAATTCAGGTAGATCGTTCTGATTATAGCCACTAAATATATCCCTTCCTTTTAATTTTGATACCTTTTTAACAGCTTGAACAAATCCCATTGGGGCTATTGTACAGTTTTCACTCCACATTAATTTTCTTAATTTATCCCATTCAAGTAATAGCACAGACTCGTGCTTTTTATTTAATTTATTTTTATATTTTTCATTATTTAAAAAATTAGATAATTCATATGTATGGGATAATATTTGCATACACGAGTTTAAATAACAAGTATTTCCTACGTTCGACAAACCCGTTAATCCTTTATTTTCATATTCAGATTTAAGCATATTAATTATATATAATAATGTTTTTCTAATATGATTTTATTTTAATTTAAGAACTAAGATATTAATTAATATAATCTGTTAGTATATGAATGAGAGAAATATAGATTACATGCAAGAATATATAAATTTATGTAATAGCACTAGAAGATACTTAAATAGTTCTATGCAACTTTTATCCACACAGGACCGCAGGCTATATAGCCTTCTTTCACATTATATTTTTAATGACAGCGACGATGAAGATAACAACAACAGCAACAATAGTAACAATAGTAACAACAACAACAACAACAACAGCAATAACAATTCGTTAAGATCAAATGATATATTAAGTGAAAGCAAAAGTGATGATGATGAGGATGATGACGGTGGTAATGAAATTATCACACAAAATTTAACAAGAAATCAACGGCTTAATTTAGCAAATAGTAATACTACAACATCTTACAGTAGAAGAAGTGGGATAAATAGAAGAACTAGTGATAATTTTTCACTTCCAAGAGTTATGAATAGTAGGTTAAGACCAAATAGATTAAGACCATTAAGAAGAACAACGTTAAATCGACCATCCAATTTAAATGCAACATCAAATACACCAAATACTAATACATCAACTCACACAACAACAAGAAGAAGAACCAATACTTTGGCCAGAAGAGACCCATCTTATCATTATCCTAGACGAAATGTATCCAATACTACAAGGCGATTAAGTGATATTTTATATAATTTTTATGAAAATAATCCTATAACAACATTCGCTAATTTAACACCGGTTATTGTAAGGCCAACAAGAGAACAAATTGAAAACGCTACACAACGTGTTATGTATTCAACTATAGAAGAACCATATAATGTAACATGTCCAATTACACAATTAACATTCGGTGATGATGAATACGTAACTCAAATATTACACTGTAGGCACATATTTACTACTGCAAGTCTAAACCAATGGTTTATGTCCAATGTTAGATGCCCTGTATGTAGATACGATATACGCGAATACAATCCATTGTCTGAAATTAGAAACCCATATAGAAATACTAATACAACAACAAATAGTTCTACTCAAAATAATGATGCCAGTTTGAATGATACAAGTGCGAATGATACAAGTTCGAATGATACAAGTTCGAATGATACAAGTGCAAATGATACAAGTTCGAATGATACAAGTGCAAATGATACCAGTTCGAATGATACAAGCGCGGATGATTTATACGATACTAGTTCCAATATAAACCAAATTTTAGAAACATTTAATGAAAATCGTATACGTTTCGAAGAAAATATACAAAATACCATAGAAAATAGTATATCCAATAATGGATTAAATCAAGATGTTTTTATAGAATACACTTATTTTTTCCCTACTTCAACAAGTAGTTTAGATAATTCATTGAATACGTCAAATGACCAATCAGGGAATATATTGGATGTTTAGCGCGTTTATTTAAAATATTTTTTCTTTTTTTAGTATATAAAATGGCGCAACTATTAGTAAGTAAGTATTATAAACAAATGGCATTAATTGGCAAAGACAGTGGAACAATTAAGGATACTACAACAGTACCTACCACAGCGAAAGGCTCGACAGGTGCGATAACTGATGATACTGGAACATTTAAATTAATTGATGAAATGATAAGAGATTTAGTAAAAATTAAAAATGATGTAAAAACAAGGAGAGACACAAAATTATTAGACGTAGAGGTATCAAATGGCGGATCAGGTGATGCATTAGATGATGTAGTTAATTTTGAGGGAGATGATGATAATAAACGAAAACAGGCCGATATTTGGATAAAAAATGGTTTAATGAATCCAGAGAGGGGTATCAATACTTCCCAACCAAGTTATGTTCCTTCAGTATATAAAAATGCGGCAAATGTTTATATAAGTGAAGGAGCATTATTTCATACACTTCGTTCTTCAGCCTATATAATAAAAAAATTAAAAAATGGTACTAAAGAACAAATTAAAGGTAATATTGTGGAGGGTGCTGTGGTGAGTGGCGATCTTTTGCATAATTAAAAATTAATAAATTATTCATATACTATATAAATGGTTTCTTATGATAACACATCACATTCTTTAATTAATAATGATTCTTTAATAAATAACGAATCATTATTAAGCATTAAAACATTCGAAAAATATTCAGATATAACCAATAAAGATACTTATATTGAGTATCAGATGGTCGGTTATGTTATGGAATATAATGGGAAAAAATATAAAAATAAATATGCAATATTTCGCTTTGATGAGAATGGATTAACTATTAAAATAATAAAAGCCTCATTTAGAAAAAGCAAATGCAATTTAACCATGTCATATGTAGATATATTACGATGGCAATTAAAGGAACAAAATAATTATACTTTTTTGTTTATTAATTTTTACATCAATAATGTCATACATGAAATAATATTATTCATTCAAGATAAATATGACAAAATTGAAAATGCATTAATACATAATATTTCTATTGTACTTATCGAAACAAAAAAATGTAATACCCTCGAAGAAGCAAAAAAACTATTTTAATATACAATTACAAATCTAATTTTTCAGAAAATTAAAAAAATTTAAAAAAAAAATTAAAAAAATATCAATAAAAAAAAATTGAAATCTTTCTATCGTATTCTTATATATCATAAAATAATGAGTATAAAATTGTTTAAAACAAATAAAAAAGTTAATATGAATATGAATAAAAAAATTAAGGAGAGAGTATATCAAAATAGTAAAGAGTGTGAGAGGGTGGCCCTTACTATGGCAGATTGTGGTGAGAATCATATAGGCAATCAGCAGGTTGGTACTATACCAGTAGCAGGTACTGGATTTAAGGCAAGTGATATTGATGGTATGGCACCTTATTTTAAAAAATTATATGCAAGCTCCTTAATTAAAGGTGATAATGCTGTGCAAGTGTTAAATCTAAATGAATTAAGTGGTGTAGATAACCTTAAAAAAATGAATGCTGGACATCAAGGTAGGGTATTAGTATTAAGGAATTGGATGGCGAATATTAAGGGTGCAATGGGCTTCACAGATAATGTATATGATGAAGTAGTGAAATATGATTGGGATAAAAAATATTTGGATCCAAATAAGTATAGGGAAGAGATAGTTAATGGTGAAAAGGTGAGAATTAGAGGTAAAATCCTTAATAAGAAGGCAAGAGAGAATAAAATGTTTGTTAAGGGAATGACTCAAAAAGCAGATTATATTAATGGTAAGGGTACAATAGAAGATGTTAATAATATGCCATCCCTTAAATTAGCAGTCGATATGTTGCAGAAGCAAATTAGCGAGTCTTTGATAGCATGTGGAAGTAAGACTCAAATAAAGATTAATGTAGTTGAAGGAAATAGATATTATGACCTTAAAACAACCGGTATAGGGTTTCATGGTGATACTGAAAGAGTAGTAGTAATATGTCTCACTATAGGTGGTGGAATTAAGGGATTTCCTATGCGATGGAACTGGTTTCACCAAGGCTACCCTATTGGTAACCCGATCGACCTTACAATATTTGATGGTGATGTGTATATAATGAGTGAGAAGGCATTAGGGGTCGATTGGGAAAAGAAGACATTTCCGACTGTTAGGCATGCCGCCGGTCATAACAAGTACACTTCCCTATCAAAATGGGAAAAAAAACTTAGCGACAATGTCCTTAATGCTAAAAAAATTAAGGATAAGCAAGTTCTAACCTTAAAAAATATGATTGATATGAATGTTAAACAAAGTAATATTAAAATTAAAATTAAAAACAAAAAAATTTTAAAAAATGATAAAAAAAATAAAAGAAAAACAACCTTAAATGGGAAACTAAAAAAAAAGGTTGAAAAAGTTGATAAAGTTGAAGAAATAGTCAAAAAAAAAAATTGTAAGTTAGAGGTTTGTGAAGTGAAAGAATTTAAATTAGTATTAGTTATGGTCCCAAATGAATGGACGGAAATATTTAAAAATTTAAATATTAGGACAAATAAAATTTATATATTAATGAGTGAAGAATTTAAGGATATTTCAATTGGGGAAAAACACAATTTAACTCGTGAAATAGGAGGGTTCAACCTAGACTATCCAGTATATAAATTGACATATATGTAATAAATATAAAAAATTGAAAATAAAAAATAAAAAATAATATAAAAAATAATATAGAAGATTGGAGAAAGTTTTTTTTTCCGATTAAACATTTCTTATAAAAAATTGAAACAAATATATAGTTTTTATTTGTTTGATATAAATTAAATGATTCAACCAGCAAATAACGGATGCAATAATTCAATTATGTTTTTAAACAAACAAGTATATTTTAATTGGAACATAAACTTCAATCAAAATATTAATCTAGGGAAAAAAATAAATATCGAACATTACATAACAAATTTTATGAAAAAAACAACATCGTCAATAAAAAAGGAAATCTTATATGATTTATTACTTGATTGGACATTATATGAAAATGGATGGTTAATATGTGAATCAAAAAAACCTGCACTATTTTATTATTTATGTCAAATTACATACACAAAACCAAAATTACTTACTTATTTTAATTTGTAAAAAATTGATTTAATTACTTATTTTTTTATATAGACATAACATGCCATTAAATAAACCAACTGAACTATACATTAATATTGAAATGATTAATAGAAATAAGACCTATAAACGAAGTCATAAACAATCACCAAAACCGGTTAAAAATATTAATATATATACCTTACTTATAAATAATAATTTTTAAATATTATTATCTATCATGTTAATAATATATAAATAATAAATATATAATACATCATTAATTATATATTTATCTAATTATCGTTTTTTATGCTTTTTTGTCTTACTTTTTACATTGTTAACCATTTTATGCTTACGTGTATGTCTGTATCCACCTTTTTTAAGATGTTTTTGTTTCCTTTTCCCTTTTGTTATTTTGTTGGGTTTTCTTCGCCTTTTAACAGTCTTACCCCCCTTTTTTGTTTTTTTACCCCCCTTTTTTGTTTTTTTACCCCCAGTTTTTTGTTTTTTAACTGGTGATATATCACTGTTTCTATCCCGTTTTCGTTTATTAAATATAAATGGGGCACATCGAATCATATAAAATCCCTCATTTTCTCTTTCTGCTTTAAAATTTTCTAATGATTCATCGTGATCACCTTCCATGGAACAGTACGACTGCATATCGCGCAAATTATATATTTCAGCAGTTACATACTTTTTAATCTCTCTACCCAAATCATCATATTTTATAGCGACATTATTCTTAACCTTTTCCGATATTAATTGCCTTATCTTATTTTGAATTGAACAATTTTCTTTATCACCGCATTTTTTTATAAATCTAAAACCATATACTTTATAATAATATGTTATAACATCAGTTAATGCACTTAACTTAACATATTCACATCTTAATTCTCTAGCAATATCAAACACTGTCATTATCATATCTTTGCCAGATGGGTTATACTTCATATTTCGTAATTGCATAGTATGTGATGGTGCTCTACAAACAATATCTAAATAAATATAATCAACACCTTTATCATCTGTTTTTAATGTACAAAAACAAAATCCACGAATACTTTTATTTGATTTTGAATTTATATCTCTTGCTATAATTGCATAAGTAAAATTATCCAAACTACCTTTGGCAAAGTCAACATTCACCTGATTTTTACATATTGTATTCCACGTTGCTTCAAATGTAAATTTTAAATCTTCATCTTCTTCTCCATTCGTATATTTTTCTTTGAAATCTTCTATATCTAATATTTCAATTCCCGATTTTGCATATTTTTCATCATTTAATAATTCTCTAGGTACTTCAATTACTGTTTCACCACTACTAGTGTTACTGTCTGTTGAACTATATGAACTGCTGTTTGAACTGCTGTTTGAATTGCTGTTTGAACTGCTGTTTGAACTGCTGTTTAAACTTGACATAATATATATTATTATTAGATAATTTATATTATATATTTAAAATAAACCGGTTTATTTTCTAGTATCCATATCATACTTACCGGAATCAACAATTTCTTGCGAATACCCGACTCCGCCCCAATTTTTATCCATCGGATTATCACTTATTTTGTCTTTTTCATGAAACATGTTATCCAATGGTGTTGCAACGCCAATATATTGATTCATTGTATCAAATCCTGGATATGAATTCTTATTATAATTTGGAGTATTATCCATATTTGCATCCACTAATTTTTGTTGTGTTTCTTTGAATTTCGGTAAGACCGTTTGCAACCCCGCCTCAATATTATCAAATGATGTATGAGACTTATATACTTCATTTCCTTGAGTATCTATTGTTTTTTGTACATATAAAACAGGACATGTATTTCCCTTACTTTTATGCCATTCTATAAAATGAACATAATCTTCTAAATGTTCAAAACGAATTGGATTCATTCCGGGGATTTTTGGCACTTTTGAGTTATACAAATAATATTCCTTATCCCGTTTAATTAATATGTCTGGACAAGATGATAATACAAATGGTTCCAATACGGTTTTTGAACTATAATTAAAAAGAAATAACAACCCCAATATAAATATGCCTGATGTAATAAATAAACGTGTTTTTGATTCAAATTTCATATATATATATAACTGTATACAAAATATATATGAAATTATAATTATTTTTTTCTTCTGGTTTGTTTCTCCTTCTTTCCTCTCTTTTTCTTGGTTCTTTTCTTTTTCTTTCCTCTCTTTTTCTTGGTTCTTTTCTTTTTCTTTCCTCTCTTTTTCTTGGTTCTTTTCTTTTTCTTTCCTCTCTTTTTCCTTGTACCACCCACACTTGGTCTACGTACTTTTTTAAAGCGTCTTGTTATTTCGTTGGACGCGCTTGGCGTTTTATTATCCTGGTCGGGTTCGCGTTTTCTTTTTTTTTTCGTTTCGGTTATATCATTACTTTTATTAATTTGATCTTTTATATATTCTATTAAATCGTTTCCAAATGATTTAATACCACATTGTAATGCTTTATCTTTTAATTTTTTTAAATAATTATAATATTTATCTTCATATTTTTTAGCTTGTAAAGTTTGCCCTTTCAATGCCGTCATCCTTGTCTCAAAAACACTTTCTATCTGTTCACTAGAATTTGTCTTCCCGGTATTAGGCATGTGATAAAATAAACTTGCCAATCGTGCTGTAAAATTTAAATGTTGTGTAGGTTGAATTATTCTATTCGTCTCATTATTGCCTTTAATTATGTTTTCAACACTATTGAAAATAGTGTTGACATATGTTGCGCAATTTTCACCCATTGTAGTACATGATGTTATATATCTTTGATAAGGCACCGTTACCCCATTTTTCATTGGCGTAATACCAGTACCAAATGTGTTGTCCTTTATAAATTTTGCTTGTTGTTCACCGCTATCATTATAAAATTTCATAAATCCTTTTTTTAATGCATTCTTTTCATCTTGTTTTGTAATCATAAGCGCACCATTGGGATATACATAATGATTTTTGGGGGATTTTATATTAAAATTATCCCATCCAGCATGATCAATAGAATATACCAGGTAATCTTTTTTATCACCATCAGTATAACCACCACCTGTTCCAATCCAATAATTTTTCCCTTTATCATCACTAAAGGTTAAAATCATAAATTGATGATCGCCAAATTGAGATGGAGTTGATAAATTTGTTGATTTTATACTTACCATTTTAATTAAATAAATAGGCGAGTTACTGTTTAATGCTTCATCAAATATTTTATTGAATTTATATTCATGAATACCAGTCTTATTGTATGCATTACGATCTATTAATGGAATTAATTTAAAATTTCCTCGTTTTAAATATGTATAAATTAAACCTGGTGTTTTCTGTGAATTTTCCACTCTGTCTTTAATTATTTCTTTTATTGTAGTTGGATCATCAAGTTCTGTATTTGCTAATTTAATTAAATATGGTATTAATTTTACATTAAAACCTTGAAAACAATTCAAATAATTGTTGACATTTGTGTCACACAAACTCCATTTCCCATACATTTTTCTAATTAAATCAAATATTTCTTCATAATTTGAACAAATTTCTAACATTTCTAAATCCTTTTTTTTATCGTTATACAAAAAATTTTTGAATAATTCTATATCCAAATAATAGTTGGTTACTGGTGTTGTTCGTGTACCTTCTATAATTTTTCCAATAAAGCATTTTTTCGTTATGAAAATATCCTTTATTTTTTCATTTATTTCACCCATATTTTGTTTAAAAAATTTTCCTCCCCCTATTAGATTAGTAGTTTGATTTAAATTAAATTGATTGGGATTCATATTACACTTTATGGGTTGATTTATGGATTCATCGTTAATCAATAATAATAATGGATCTCCATATTTTTTTAACATTTCCAATTTATCATGTTTCATTGGTGGTAATTCATTTTCACCATCATTATCAATATTCATTAAATTAGAGTCAATTATATTATTCATATTATATATATATATATATATATAATGAAAATCCTAAATATCACTCCTGATAATGCTCATTTATTTAAAGATATCATTAATAAAGAACATGTTATTATTAAATTTTATTCCCCAACATGTTCTGCTTGTTTAGCAATGACAGATGAATGGAATAAATTAGAAAATGAAATGAAAAATAAAATGAATCATATTCATTTATTAAATGTACGAAATGATAGTCTACCACACTTGCAACATGATATAGTTCATTCAGTTGAATACTTTCCTAAAATAATTGTAAATAAATTAGATGATACGGGTAATTATAAAGAGTTCCAAGGAATAAGAAACGTTGAAACAATGTCAAAATGGATAAAATCTATATTCGGTTCAAAAAAGAAAAGGGAAAAAAGGAAAAAAGGTAATACTAAAAAGCGGAAAAAAGGAAAGAGTCGGGGAAAGAAAAAAGGAAAGAGTCGGGGAAAGAAAAAATCTAAAAAATCTAAAAAGGGTAGAAAATAATCTACATCAAAATATATGATTATTAAATATAAAATTGATATAATATTATAAACATCTTATTAATTATAATATTATGAGTAAATCTAGTTCTAAAACAAAAACAAAACAATGCCGTCTAATGTCATTTGAAATTTTAGATGAAGAAATGTTAGAGTCAGACAATGAAAATAGCTCCGATGATGAAAAAAAATATAAAAAAAAAGAAGATTCGAAAATATTCAAAATACAAGTATTTGGGATTAATGAAAAACGTGAAACGTTTTGTTTGTATTTAACAGATTTTAAACCCTTCTTTTATGCGAAAGTTCCCGATAACTGGAAAAAAAGTAATCAATATAATTTCATAAACGATATTAAAAAAAAAATAGGAGATTATTATGCGAATTCATTATGTAAACATACTATGGTTCAAAGAAAAAAATTATATGGTTTTGATGGAGGAAAAAAATATAAATTTATCCGATTAGAATTTAATAATACTAGAGCAATGAATAAAGCAATGGGTTTATGGTATGATTATAATAAAAAATCAACAGATAGTTATAATTATAGAAAACTAAAAGTCGATGGTTATAATTTTAATGGAACATATATTAAATTATACGAAAAAATACCTTCATTACTTCGATATTTCCATATACAAGAAGTAAGTCCATCGGGTTGGGTTGAAATTAATTTAAATAACAGCATTAAACTTACAAATACAAATAAAAGAACTACGTGTAAGTATGAATATGAAATAAAATATAGTGATCTATTATCATTACCTGATAAAGAAACAATAGTACCATATAAAATATGTAGTTTTGATATTGAAGCTAGTAGTAGCCACGGAGACTTTCCACTTGCTATTAAAACCTATAACAAATTAGCAATGAATATTGTTGATAACTGGATGAATATAGATACATATCAAAAACAAGATGTTCTTATCAATGAATTGAAATCTATGATATATGCAGCATTTGAATTTAATGAATATTATGGAATTGATACTGTTTATTGTAAGAAAAAGAAAATTAAAATACAAGATATTGATAGATATTTTAATGCGCTTATTAATATTAAAAATACAAATAAAAAAACAAAACAAAAAAATAAAAAAGTGGTTCGTATTGATGAAATACATGAACAAAAAATAGATGAAAATGAAGCTAAAATAATCAATATACTAAACAGTTCAATAAAAAGAGAGTTTAAAGTTAAAGACATAGATAAATTATTATCAAGAGTGTTTCCAAATGTTCAAGGTGATAAAGTTACTTTTATTGGATCTACGTTTATGAATTATGGTGACAAACGTTCCTATAAAAATCATTGTATTGTATTAAATACGTGTTCTGATATAAAGGATGTTGATAACGTTGAACTGGAATCATATCAAAGTGAAAGGGAAGTACTCGTTGCTTGGAGAAAATTAATTCAACGCGAAGATCCAGATATTATTATCGGATACAATATATTTGGTTTTGATTACAAATTTATGTTTGAACGAGCCAAAGAATTAAATTGTCTAGAATCATTTTTAAAATTATCTAGAAATAAAAACGAAATTTGTAAAAATCCCAGGAATCGAAATGAAATCGCATTGTCTGAAAGTAAGATTGTTATTGCTAGTGGAGAACACGAGCTTCATTTTATTAAAATGACAGGTCGTATGCAAATTGATATGTATAACTATTTTAGAAGAGAAGAAAATTTAACATCATATAAATTAGATTATGTATCGGGTCATTTTATTGGAGATAAAATAAAAAAAATAGAATACGATGATTGTAGTACTAAAATATATTCTAAAAATTTATCTGGTCTTGAAAAGGGATCATTTATTCATATTGAAGAAATAAGTCATACTACCGAATATTATAAAGGTGGTGCTAAATTTAAGGTAATTGATATTGACGAAGAAAATAATTCATTTATATTGTCGTCCATTGAACAACCCGATAATTCAAAAACACTGCGATGGTGTTTGGCAAAAGATGATGTTACACCGCAAGATATATTTAGAATGACAAATGAAGGACCAGATGAAAGAGCAGTTATTGCAAAATATTGCATTCAGGATTGTAACTTAGTACATTATCTTACAAATAAAATTGATGTTATTACTGGTTTTATTGAAATGTCCAAACTTTGTAGTGTACCAATGGAATTCTTGGTTATGAGGGGACAAGGAATAAAATTAACGAGTTATATTGCAAAAAAATGCAGAGAAAAGGGCGTATTGTTACCTGCTATTGAAAAACAAAATACAAATGAAGGTTATGAAGGTGCTATTGTATTGCCACCAAAAACAGACTTGTACCTTGATAAACCGGTTGCTTGTGTAGATTATAGTTCATTGTATCCTTCATCAATGATAAGTGAAAATATATCGCATGACAGTAAAGTATGGACCAGAGAATATGATTTGAAAGGTAATTTATTAAAACAAGCAGGAGAAACAAATGATGATGGTTCATTCAAATATGATAACTTACCAGGATATAAATATATAGATATTGAATATGATACATATGAATATAGACGAAAAACACCAAAGGCTGCTGAAACCAAACAATTAAGGGGCAAAAAAATATGCAGATATGCACAATTTCCAAAAGGTGAAAAGGGTTGTATGCCTGCAATATTGGAAGAATTATTAAAGGCAAGGAAGAATACTAGAAAACAAATTCCACATCAAACAAATGATTTCATGAAAAAGGTTCTTGATAAAAGACAACTCAGTATTAAAATTACTGCTAACTCTCTATATGGTCAAACAGGTGCTAAAACGTCATCCTTTTATGAAGTTGATGTTGCGGCAGCCACAACCGCGATTGGTAGAAAATTACTAAGATATGCACAAAAAACAATTGAAACAGCATATGGAAATAAAATATGCTCGACAAAATATGGCGATGTTATTTCTAATGCCGAATATATTTATGGTGATACAGATAGTGTATTCTTCACATTCAATTTGAAAGAATTAAATGGTGAACCAATAGTTGGACATAAGGCTCTTGATATTACTATAGATCTAGCAAAAGAAGCTGGCGAAGAAGCTACAAAATGTCTGAAAAATCCACATGATTTAGAATATGAAAAAACATTCATGCCATTTTGTCTATTGTCTAAAAAAAGATATGTTGGTATGCTTTATGAGAATGATCCAGATAAGGCATATAGGAAATCAATGGGTATTGTACTAAAAAGGCGTGATAATGCGCCGATTGTTAAAGATATATATGGTGGTATAATTGATATTTTAATGAAGGAGAAAAATATAATTAAAGCAATTGAATTCTTAAGAAAATCATTGCAAGAACTTGTTGATGAAAAGGTCCCGATTGAAAAATTGATTATAACAAAATCATTGCGTTCTCATTATAAAGTTCCAATGCAAATCGCACATAAAGTTTTAGCAGATAGAATGGGGAAACGTGATCCTGGTAATAAGCCTAGTTCAGGAGATAGAATTCCATTTGTTTATATTCAAACAAAAGGTAAGGTGAGATTACAAGGTGATAGGATTGAAACACCTGCTTATATAAAAGAAAAGAAATTGAAAATAGACTATTCATTTTATATATCAAATCAGATAATGAAACCAGTACAACAGGTATTTGCATTGGTATTGGATAAAATACCAGAATTTAAATCTAAGAAAGCTTTATTCGATAGAAAACTTGAAAAATTTAAGAATAGTTTAACACCTGAAAAATATGAAAAAAAACAATTGGATTTGAAAAATAAAATGGTGAAGGAATTATTATTTGAAGATTATCTTAGAATAACAAATAATAAAAAAAATAAAAATAAAGTATTAACAATGATATATTGTTAGTTATTAATAATATTGTTAATTATTAATAAATTTTTTTCAATATAAAATTGATTATGATTAATTATAATATATATATTAAAACTTATATTAATTAAAAATGGGTATTGAAACAAAATACGAATACGCATACTATACAGTTATTGATATTGAACAATGGCGTAGAGGCAATGAAGATATATGGGGTGATGACGGATTTACTTGGGAAAAAGCCATCAATTTTATTAACCATAAATTTAAAACAAGTGATGACAACTCTGTCAATAATTATAGAGTTGATTATGCAGGATACGAACAAGATATAGACTCTTGGATTAGAACTCACGAAAGACATAAGGAGTGCCCTGTATTCGTTCAGTTTCAAGATGACCAGCCGATTAAAACTATAGGCGAAGGGTCAATGTTTGTGTTATATGAAGAAGAAGAAGAAAGTTTACAGGTTTCCTCGTCATCATCACTTATATCACATGATTTAATTGATGGATTAGCTGGTGCATGTGGTCGTATATAAATATTAATTACCAACCAGCATCAAATATTTCCTTTGTTGTAATATTATTATCCAAAAAAAAATCTTTTAAATATCTACGATTTTTTTTTCTATTATTATTATTATTTATCCATTGTTGTATTTTTTCTCGACGATTGTTAGAATTCCCATTGTATCCATTTTGATACATACGTAATATACTTTTAGTATATAAATTAATAAGATTAAATGGATAATGAATAATATAATATCTATACAGTTTTATTATATTCCAATCGTTATAATCTAAATCATATTGATAATGATTATAACAATTAATATCAGCATTAAATAAATATTGATGTGATAATCTGTTTTTCTTGTATATTTTTTGTATACATTTTATTTTTTTAATATCAATCATATAACGATTGTTGAAAATCAAACAAACATTACTTGTCTTTATTTTATATTTATACGGTATAAAATCATATATTAAATGTAATATATCATTTGGTATATATTTATCCATATTATTATATAGTATAAAATCTTTATTATATATTAAACAAATTGATAATCATTTCTATATCGAAGAAAAACATTCTGTTTCACTTGTTTGCGAATTAATATACCTATCATAACAGGTATAATACTTATAGATAATGATAATCCGATAGACAATAATCCAATCTTACTCCACGATAAAGATATTATTAATATAAATAACAAGAATCCCAGACTGATTAATATATTAGCAATCATTTTTAATTGTTTTGAATATTGTTCATCTGTTAATCTTATATTATTATTGAAAATTGGAAAATATGAAAAAAATTTAGTTATACAACAACTCATATATAGTTTATTTTTCTATTTGTTTATATGTTTTTTATATGTTTTTTATATGTTTTTTATATGTTTTTTATTTGCATTGCTTTTATTTGCATTGCTTTTATTTGCATTGCTTTTATTTGCATTGCTTTTATTTTTTTTGTTTTTTTTCTAATTTTGATTTTAATATATTTATTATAGTGTTTATTTTTTTTTCATGACGTGCGTACCAATTATTGTCGTATTTTTCTAATTTTTCTAATTCTTTGGTTATAATCTTATCACTAATACCATGTTTTATAAGCATTCTAGTAAATCCAATTCGTTGTGTTCGTATCGCATAATTAAGATAATTATCATATAGTCCCTTCGAAATCTCTATATTAACATTTATATTGCAATTTTTTAATAACCATTTTCTTATATCATCATTAATATTTGACATTAATATATATTTTCCTTTTTTATTTAAATCTACATTAAAATTATATCCATTATCAATCATTATATTAATAAATGTTACACAATCATCTTTTGAATAATCATTTCTATATACAAATATATATTCAAATATATTATCAAATAAACTTGATGATGTTTTTATATTATCAATAAAATTATACATATTAGCTCCATTTTTAATTAAATATTCAAATAATTTAAAATTTTCTTCTCCTCTATTATTATTATAGCGACCATGATGATACATGCTTGAAAATAAACAACCACTACCATTTTTCATTTTATTTATATTTGCTCCATTATCTAATAGATACTGAATAATTGGTATGTTATCTACTGAATTACAACACCATTGTAATGCTGTTTTATTGTATCCATCGGTTTCATTAATATTAATATTTTTATCTAATAATAATTTTGCTAATTTAATCTTTGATTCATTTGTACCTTTATAAACTGCTTTTGAAAATATTGTTTCCTTTTTAACCATTACATATTTCATATAATTACCGTAATCTAATACAAGTTTAATAATATCATATAATAAATCATTTATTTTATCAACATGTTTCGTGTTATTATCAATACTTTTTAATACTGAATCATGTAAGTCACCATTGTTAAAATTTTGGTATATATCTATTAATACATACAATGGGGTAGCGCCACATTTAATTCCCAAATCTTTTAACTTTATACTGCGCTCTTTTTCAAATTTAAACCAACCAGACGTAATAATATATTTAATAGTTTCATAACATTCTGAAATATATTTCGATTTAATCATCAAACTATAATCACTATCGATCATCGATTTTATAAATACAATATAACTCATTAAAGGGTTTTGAAGTGAATCAAAATATTTCTTGTTTGTATCTTGTTCCATTTTTAAATTTCTTATAACTATACTATTAACCAAGTTATTAAAATTCGACTTATAAGCTCTTAATCTAGTAATCATTTTCGTACTACTTTTGAATTTATTCTCTATATAATTTTTCTTATTAAGATTATTAAATCCCATTCTATCATACTCATTTATATATCCACATATATAATTAATAATATCATCACATAGTTCATATTCATCAAATAAATTCTTTTTTTGTTTTGACAAAGACATCGTTAATTAATTTATATAATAAAGTATAAAAATTATATAAATTTTCAATTTTTTGTTATAGAATGATTTTAGAAAAATATTAGGTTATTAGGTTATATTTTATAATAATATTTATTTACCATCTAAATATTCCATACTGTTATTCAAATGCTCTTTTAATTTTCCAAAATTATTTATTTTTCTTATTGTTTTCATTTGTTCTTTAATAGAAGCCCCATTTCTAACATTACCGGCTTGTTCTTTGTATAATTCCAACATATGCATATTTGCACTTTCCTCTAAATGTGTTATTAAATTTTCATGATGTGTTCTGTGTTTATCTATCAATAATTGATCTTCCATAACTTTATTCTTACTACCAACTTCTTCAACTACCTCGTCAAATGGTTTATCATTTCTCATACCTTCTAACAACGAATGATATGTAACATTTCTATGCAATAAATAAAATGCCAAAACTACAAGAAACCCACATAATAAATAATTTAGTATTTTTGAATTGAATATTTTCATTATATAATTAACCCTTATTTTTTATTCAGAATTACATAATAAATAATTCACTATATTTGATCTGCAATTTTTATTGATTTTTCTAACCCTTCCTTTATCCGTAACATATTGAAAATCGTCTAATATATTTTTATCTCCTTTTAACAATGTTAATAAATTATCAATTGATTTAAACTCTTTCATAATAACATATGCTATTTTCTGACTTACTAAGGGTATTTGCATCAACATAATTTCTCCAATATTATGAATTGTGATATTCGATTTTTTAGTACTATTGATAACGGAAGTATATGTTTTCTCATAAGATGGTTTTTTTTTCAACAATAGCGATTTATTCAAAGAGAGATTTTCTATCATTATTGAATTTTTATCTTCTTCCTTTTCTGTTGTCTCTTCAATAAAAGAGTTTTTATAATTAAATTTCCCGTACCCTTCCTTTGATATTTTTTTTGCTAATTTTATTATCATTGTTGCGGTTTCATCTATATTCATTGTTCTTAGTAATGAAAAACCCTTATAAAATAATAAGGATGCAAATGAAGAATATATTGCCGATTTGTCTACTATTCTTTTACCATATCTACACGGTTTCCAAGATGTCATATCACCCTCTATCAAATATATAATATTGTGATTATGAAATTGACTTTCGTTCAATCTATATGATTGCTCTTTATATCTCCCATCTTTAATAGATGCTGCTAAATCATTTATTGATTTTCTCTCGATTAATGTAATATTTTTTCCATTGTTTTCTAATAAAATATCACCAATATTCAGATTTTCAACAATCAAATCTATTGTTGTTCCATAATCATACATTGCCAATTTTGTTTTACATAAATTTATAAGTTCTTTCTCTCTGTAATCGATTTTTATAATCATTAAAGTTATTATTTTTGTAATTTTATATTTTAATTTTGTTAAAATATAAATGTATTTAAAAATGATTTGAAATGGAATAATAAAATTCAATGGTTCAATGAAGTGATGGCAACCGATTATGACACTTATTGTCGTTGTATGAATACAGAATTATCAAGGATTTTGCAAACATAATTATTTATTATACATATCTTTATACACTCTCTCTCTTAATTTATTGTATCTATATCCCAATAATGAAACATTACCTGGAAGAAAAAATTCTTCAATATAATTATCTAATTCACATCCAGAATAAAATGGTTCATTATTACCATATTTTTTCTTAAATTTAAATGGTTTAGTAGCACCAGTGTTTTTTGTAGTTATTGTATATACTTTTTTATTTAATATTAAATCACATAATTTATTATAAATACTTGTATATAAAATTCTATTATTGCCTGAACGATGACTTAGACCATAATTACCATAGTGTGTTGCTCGGTCATCTTGTATTAAATAATTACACCATTTTAAAACAGTGTCTGGTAAGAAAGTATCATCACGTATATCTATTAACTTGCTATATGTGTCCCAAAATAGAGGAGAATCATCTTCTCCAATACATTTATATCGTAATATAGAACTAAGAGACAATGCTAATGCATTACTCAATGTCAGGTCGACACGTTTATTAACACGCGTTGAATCACCAAACATTGAAGAAAATGTCATTCTTAAATCATGTGACGGATTATAATGATTTTTATCTTTGTAATGAAATGTTTTTGTTTTTTTATTTATAAAATTACCATCAATCATAGCAGTAGACAATCCAAAATCAATAATATACATTTTATATACTTTTGGTTTTCCTGGTGCCGCTACATTTTTATACATCATATTTCCTAAATGGAAATCGCGGTGCATAAATTTAAATTTACGTTGCAAATTTTTCAATAATTCAGCCAAACCTTTAATACATTTTATTTTATCCATATCCGAAACAGATGAATTTCCAAATAATTTATGACCATCACCATCTAATGGTTCCATACCAACAATATATTTCCATCCAGTTTTTGATCTTGCCGAAGCATATTTTGATATAAATTCAATCTTTGGAATCCTAGCCCCGGTACCAAATTGACCACGCATCTTACAAAACAACTCCATTTGCAAAATACTCTCAGAGAAAAATTCAACCGGGTCATCTGTAATAATTGATTTAAGTACAATATTTTTCTTATTATTTGTTTTTTTATTTTTAATTGTTGCATTAAATACTGTTCCAAACGAACCTTGTCCGATTTCATTGTTTAATACTACCTCATCATTTCCATATGTAAATACATTACTAGATCCCGAACCACGTGTCATAATTGGCAATGTTTTATCAAGACGTTTTAATTTAGCGTCTGTCCATTTATTAATTTTCATCTTTTTCTTGACATTATTTAATACATAACATGGGTCATTCATCCAATCATTCTGTTTTATTCCTAATTCTTTGTAATCTCTTACTGCTTTTAATACATTTTGAATCTTTTTTAATGATTTAGACCTTAAATTTGATTTTAATTTAGATCTTTTACCTTCCAATGATAGCATTTTTTTCTTTATTTCTTTTACACGTGGTTTTTTTGCTTCTTGCATTTTTTTCATATATTCTTCAAATTCTCTATCTATTTCACTAGCTCTTTTTGCTGGACTCATTTTAATATCTTCTTTTAAAACCAATCGCTTCTTTTTTTTTACCAATTGCTTCTTTTTTTTTACCAATTGCTTCTTTTTTTTTACCACTCCCTTTTTTCTTTTAATGGTTACCTTAATTTTTTTTGCCTTTGGGTCTTTTTTCACTACTTTTAACTTGCGCGTTTTTTTAACATATACCCCCTTTTGTCCCTTACTACCAGAACATACTACATAATTAATTAAATTTTTATTTTTTCTTGTCCAACAATTTGTTTTTTTTTTATTTTTTCTTCTTGAACCTTCCCTTTTGGTCATATATAATTATAATATATATAAAATTGATATAAATTTATGTTGGAAAATAATTTATATACAATGAATGGTGATAGAGAAAAAAACATATTTAATGATGGTGATGTAATCGAATCCGATGAGGGATTACTATTTAATCCATATAACGAAGTTAATATAGATATTGAAAAAAAAGATATATTATCTATATTAACTAAATTTGGATTGCCACCAATTATACATAATATAAAATTATATCAACGAGCTTTCATACACAAATCCTATACGAAACGACCAGCATTAGAAAATGAATTAGAAAATATTACAATTGCAGAACGACCAGGGAATTGTATGCGATTAAGAACAAAATCTAATGAACGACTGGAGTTTATCGGAGACGGTGTATTAGAATGCATTACTAAATATTATTTATATAGAAGATTTCCTAAAGCCGATGAAGGATTTATGACTGAAAAAAAAATCGCATTGGTTAAAAATGAACATATTGGAAAATTAGCATATGATATGGGATTAAATAAATGGTATGTTATTTCACGTAATGCTGAAGAGAAAAAAATACGGACAAATTTAAAAAAACTTGGTTGTCTATTTGAAGCATTTTTAGGTGCACTGTTTCTCGATTTTAATAAAATTAAGGTTAATGATGAAGAAAATTGGTTTAAAAATATATTTAAAACAGGACCAGGATTACAAATGGCGCAATTATTTGTAGAAAATATTTTTGAATCATTGGTTGATTGGAATAAACTTATTACGACCAATGATAACTATAAAAATATACTACAAGTTAAAATACAGAAGGAGTTCAAAGTAACACCACTTTATTTGCAAATTTCACATGACCCAGATGATGGATATGAAATGGGGGTTTATTTATCCATTAATGTTGAAATACAAAATAATTGCATTGAAAATGCAAAGTCATTTGATTATTATGAAAGTATTGAAAATATACATAAATATATTGAAAATGATATGGCTATATTCATATTTTTAGGAAAAGGGTCACATAAAATAAAAAAAAAAGCCGAACAAATTGCATGCAAAGAAGGAATAAATATATTTAAATAAACATAGACTATAATATTATACAAGATTTATTCTCTTTTTTTTATATTTTTTAATTATATATGAATCTATTGCAACAATTAGAAAAAAAACCAAGACCTCATATTTTTCAAGAAAATGTTTATTTATTATCCAATGGGGAACAAGTGATTGCTAATGTTGAATTTGAAGATAAAAAAGAGGAATTCAAATTGAATATTAATGATGTTAAAAATGATATATTTAGATTTTTAGTTACAAAACAAAAAACACAACCGATTGAGGAAAGGGAAAAACCTTTAAAAATTAAAGTTATGCGAAAAAAAATTAAAAAGGTAACACGTCGTCTTAAATTATCCGAATTAAACCCAAAAGAGCGAGAGGAATATATAAAAAGGATTACTAAAAAACCAAAAGAAATTAAAAAAATTATACGAAAAGAAGTATTACAACAAAGCCCTAGTATTTTTAAGGATAATATTCCACCAAAACGAGAAAAAATTATTATAAAATCATCGAAATATTACATGAATAACAGGAAAAAATTTATTAATTTTATTAATTCAATTTACAATCCATATAAAAAGGAATTAGCTATTGAAAAAGTGTCTGTAACTTGTGATAGAAGGGATGCGCCATTTTCACATTTAACACATCAAAAACTGGTTAGAGACTATATGAATATATACAGTCCATATAGAGGCATTTTATTATATCATGGACTTGGGTCAGGTAAGACATGTTCGTCTATTGCTATTGCAGAAGGCTTGAAAGAATCAAAAAAAATTGTTGTTATGACGCCCGCATCATTACGTCCGAATTATATAAAGGAAATTAAAAAATGTGGTGATGAACTTTATCGAAAAAATAGCCATTGGGAATTTATAAATATCGATAAAAACCCTGATTTAGTGAATGCATTATCAAAATCAATGTCTATTGGCAAACAATTTATAAAAAAACACAGAGGTGCTTTCTTAATTAACATAAAAAAAAAAGCAAACTATAATACATTATCCATGGAAGAAAAAATATTATTGGATCAGCAAATTGACGAAATGATATTACATAAATATCAATTTATAAGCTATAATGGAATGAGAATGACACATTTGAAAGATTATTCCATTAATTTTACTAGAAATCCATTTGATAACAAAGTCATCATAATTGATGAAGTACATAATTTTGTAAGTCGTATTGTAAATAAATTAAACAAAAAGGACAGTTTATCTATGAAATTATATGAATATCTTATGACTGCTGAAAATTGTAAGATCGTTTTTTTAACAGGTACACCAATGATTAATTATCCAAATGAAATTGCTATTTTATTCAATATGTTACGGGGGAAAATCAAAACATGGAATATTAAATTAAATATTAAAGGTAGAAATAATATAAATCAAACATTTTTCAAAAAGATTTTTAAAAAAATCCATGTTATGGATTATATCGAGTATAATTCGACATTGACTGTGTTGACCATTACAAGAAACCCATTTGGATTTTATAATAAACTAGGTAGGGGATACCAAGGTGTATCACTCGACAAGAGAGGTCAAATAACCGATACACAATTTATGAAACTTGTTGAAAACATTTTAAACAAAAATAAAATAGAAATAATAAGCGGCGGAGTGTCTATAAATGAATACAAAGCATTACCCGATGATTTAGATGAATTCGAAAAATATTTCATAGATAAAATGAATTATTCTATGAAAAATAATGATATGCTTAAAAAACGTATCATTGGTCTAACCTCTTATTTTAGAAGTGCGCAAGAAAAATTAATGCCAAAATATAGCGATATTAATAATTTTCATCTTGTTAAAATTGAAATGAGTGATTATCAATTTATAAAATACGAAGCGGTTCGTTCTTTGGAAATTAAACAAAAAAAAGGACAAATGTTAAAAGCAAAAAAAGGAGGCGATGATGTCTATGCGGATAATGTTTCAAGTTATAGAATTTTTTCTAGATTATTCTGTAATTTTGTATTTCCTAGTAATAGTATTAAACGACCATTACCAACCGATTATACAAATGAACAATCAATGGAATCATTTGTTGATGATGTACAAGACCTTTTGAAACAAAATAAAGATGTGAATAAATCACCGTCAATTGAACAAAATATTCTGAATGAATCAATTATTGACAATGAAAAACCAAACTCTCTATTGATAAATGAAAAAATACAAATTGATAATAATGAATTAAATGAAATGAAAAATAATAAATCTAAATTACTTGATAAAAATGCAAATTTGTTTTATGCAAAAAAAATTAAAGAGGCATTACAAAAATTACAAAATCGTGCATTGGATTTTCTAACACCCGAAGCCCTTAAAACATATAGTCCTAAATTCTTAAATATCCTTGAAAATATTACAGATTCAGATCACCCCGGATTACATTTATTATATTCACAATTCAGAACTCTAGAAGGTATTGGTATATTTCAGTTAGTATTAGAAGCAAATGGTTACACACAATTTAAAATTAAAAAAGATTCCACTAATAATTGGATACTTGATATTGATTCTAAAAATATGGGAAAACCGATGTTTGCATTATATACCGGTACAGAAACCAATGTTGAAGAAAAAGAACTTATTCGTTCTATCTATAATAGTGATTGGGGTAATGTACCATCAAAATTGAAAAAACAACTAGAAAAAATTTCATCGAACAATCATTTTGGAGAAATTATAAAATTATTAATGATTACATCATCGGGTGCCGAAGGTATTGATTTGAAGAATGTACGTTATGTACATATAATGGAACCATATTGGCACCCTGTTAGGACAGAACAAGTTATCGGACGTGCTAGACGTATTTGTAGTCATAATAAATTACCTGAAAAATATCAAACAGTTGATGTATTTATGTATATAATGAAATTCTCACAAAGTCAGATGGACACAGACCAATCCATCAATTTAAAAAAAAATGATAAAAGTAAATTAGACGATAATACCGTTGTTACAACTGATGAAGCACTATTTGAAATTTCTACCATCAAAAAAAAATTAAATGATGCGATTTTAAAAGGTGTGAAGGAATCGTCTATTGATTGTAATTTATTTAACAGTGATAATTCAGAATCTAAATTAAATTGTTTATCTTTTGGCAATGCAACATCAGATTCGTTTGTATTTAATCCTGAATTTGGTCAAGATGATAATGATAATGTAAATAAATACAATAAAAAGGAAAAGGAATGGATTGGAAAAGAAGTCGAAATTAATGGTACATATTATGCTATTAATATGGAAACTATGGATGTATACGATCTCGAGAGTTATAAAGAAGGTCGCCCAATATTATTAGGGAAATTGGTTAAAGACGGTGACAAATATGAATTCAGGGCAATCGAATAATTTATTTTTATAATATTTTTAATATAAAAATAAATAATATGAATTAGTGTTATTGTTTTAACATAGATAATAGCAATTTATTATCTATTTTTTTTGGTATTTGTGTATTCGTTGATTTATCAATCATAACTATATTCTCGCTTTTATTATCAATTGATAATTTTAAACTTTCTATTACCATTCTCAATGAATCTATTTGTTCTCTTAATAATTTTATTGTTTCATCTTTTAATTGACTATTTTCAACATTTTTATTTTCAACGTTTTTATTTTCAACATTTTTATTTTCAACGTTTTTATTTTCAACATTTTTATTTTCAACATTTTTATTTTCAACATTTTTATTTTCAACATCTATTTTTAAATTGTTGAGAAAATTATTAAATTTAATATTATGTTGTATATTATGTTGTATATTATTATCGTGTGATTGTGTCTCTATTTTATTGTTGAATGTAACTCTTTTATTACTCAATTTGTTATCATTGTTTTTTTTTATTAATATTGGCTGTAACTCACTTGATTTATCCAAATTTTCACCTATATTCAAAAAATTAACAGTTCCTACTTGTGGTATATCTATTTTTTCGGAATTTTTAAACCATTTATTAGCATTTTCTATATCCGTTTTTTTAAAATCTAAATCCATCACTCTCTTTTTCATTATCTCTGATAATTTTTTATCAATATCACTATTATCAATATCATTTTTATCTGAAAAATCAATTTCAGACGGGTTTTTATTTTTAAATACATTATTAAACTCTTCTTGTTTTTGATTATAATGTTTTTTCATGTCTTCTTGACGTTTTTTCTGTATTTCTTCAGCTTTATATAACATATTATTCTTATTATTCAATTGTTTATTATAAATGTTTGGATTAATAACCGGCTTTCTAGCGGTTTCTTTTTCCTGTTTAATTAATCTTACCATACCATTCATTGTTTTTTTATTTAAACTAATGATTGAATCATTCGGTTGAATCGTTTGTTTTATTTCATTTATTTTTTGTTCAAAGAGAGAAAATATTTTATTATACTGATTATTTTCTAATCCTGAAAATAAATTATTATCCATCAATACACCCCATATAAGACCTTTATTTTTTTTACTTTCATATTTTTTTATTATATTCATTTATATATTATTTATAACTAGTGTTTATATTTTTGTCTACAAATAAATTATATATTGAAATGTATTAAAAAAATATATAGAATATTATTAATGTCACTGCATCATTTATTAAAATCATTCAGAAAATTAAACCGGATTGGCGATAATATTATTGTAACTAATATGATAATTAAAAATATAGAAGAAAATAAAATACATCAAAATAATGATGCATTAAATGATATACCTGAATATATGACAATTCCAAATTCACCCGATGTAAGAGATATACTTTCAACTATACCGGATGATGAAATGTATAAACATCTTGATTTCTTACATCATTCACAATATAAACAAATTTCTTTTTTTGAAAAAAACATGGATAAAACAATAATGTACTGGGATAATAACAAACTATGTCTTAATCAATATTGGACTGGATATTAAATTATATTTGTGACCGATATTAATTATAATATATTGTAAGATAATTTAAAAATATTATATTATCTTATATAATACATATGGGATCGGGTATATTACCAGTAGCAATACACAATAACAAATTTTATTTTTTATTTTCAAGAGAAGTTTATCATAAAAATGATGATGATAATGATGATACAAATAGATGGAGTGATTTTGGAGGAAAAACAGAAAAAAATGAAACAGATAAAGAAACTGCGTTAAGGGAAGGATTCGAAGAATCAGGTGGTTTTATTGGAAACAAGAAAAAACTTAATTATTTAATTGAGAAAAATTGTGTTACTACTATTAATTGCCATAAATATAAATCATTTATTATTATGATAGATTATGATGATACATTACCAAATCGTTTCGAAACCGATTTTAACAATATTAAAAAATTAAATCCTGAAAAAATATGCAAGGATGGATTGTATGAAAAAGATAAACTCAAATGGATTGAATTTTCAGAATTAAAATTATACAACAATTATTTCAGGAAACACTATAGACGGATTATCAACAAAATAATTAAAACACGAGCATTCCACTTACTATAATGTTTTTTTTCGTATTTTTTTAAATATTTTAACAATATAAATGAGTTGCTTATTTAATAGTTTTAGTTATTTTTTAAAACAAGACAGTACAAATATTCGAAATAGAATTTGCGATTATTTACAAGAAAATAAACCCATAATAGATGGTCTAGACACAAAAATAATTTTGGATATGGATCGTCCAAATTATATACAACATATGAGAAAAACGAGTACTTGGGGTGGAGCTATTGAAATACAAGCAGCGTGTAACATATGGCATTTATCTATTATTGTTCATAATATAAGGGATAATAACAGAAATAAAATTGAATTCTTACCCATTGATAAATCCAATTGTAAAAAAATAGAAATTACATGGAGTGGTGGACATTATGAACCAATCCGAAATTAGATTTGATAAATGATTTTATAATATACATTAATTATTAATATACATTAATTATTAATATACATTAATTATTAATATATTTAATTATAAATATATTAATTACATAGTTATATGATATCTACTTCCTTATTGTTTTCTTCCTCTTCACTTTCCCTTTTCTCTTAGTTCGTGTTTTCTTCCCCTTCCCCTTCACTTTCTTTCTCTTCCTTATTGTTTTCTTCCCCTTCACTTTCCTTTTTCTCTTAGTTCGTGTTTTCTTCCTCTTCACTTTCATTTTTCTAGTACCCCCCGTTTGATCTATTATTGTTAAAATATTATTAAAAACATCTGTAAAATCTTCCCATCCTTTTATTGTTTTCTTCCCTTCTTTATATTTTGTATATCTCTCTTTTAAAATATCACTAAATTGTGGTAATGAATATGGAGTTTCTATATCATTTAAAATATTATACAATATATCCAATACAATAATAAATTTTAATTTGTTATTTGGAAAATTAATCCAATTTCCATATAAATTTGATACTATATTTCGACCTTGACATTGTTTGCTTCTACGTCCTTGATTTGTTACATTGTATGTACATAAATAAAATCCATCTTTACACGATGAATCCATCACACATACTTGTTCTAATAAAGTATTTAATAATTGTGTAATACCATTCCATCTTTGAAATGTGTTATCTTCCACCCAATAACCATCTTCTTCTTGCATTGTTCTAATCATTACTAAATTCATATTCCATATATCATATATTTCATATATAGTTGACTCTAATTTTTCTTCATTTTCTATTTTATTACTTCCAGTAATATAATCACTCCATAAATTAATACTAGGAGTGTTATATTTTATACTATTTTTTAATTCGATTAATTCGTTTAGTACCCCACCTATTTTAGTAGTCATATCTTGGTCCCATGACTTATTTTCGGGAGATACTAAATTATTTAATAAATTATTCGCATTATTATACTCTAATTTATAATATTTAAGATGCTTCAATATATTTTTAATATCCATACGAAGATCATATACTGAATAATTTTTATCCTTCTCATTTATATTATTATTAATGTTATTAATACATTGCTCTATTTCATATTTAACATAATATCCTGGCATCATTTTTGTTACAAACGAACTAACAAATTCATGTGAAATTAAACAAATTCTATTTAATATTTCATATAATCTAATACCTTGTACATCTTCTTCCCTTTTTCTTATCCGTTGTTGTTTCATTCTGTCTACTTTTTTTTGTTTTCGTATATTTACAGTTGTTTCTTGGCGCCTATTGCGTCCTTTATCCAAGTCAACACCCTTTTTATATTGATTTCTACGATCTTTCCATTCATCTTCACCTTCACCTTCACCACCAATTTGCTGTTTTGGAAATAGGTCATCTAAATCATTACTTAAAGTTACAAATGCTGTTTTAATATTAGAACTATTTTTTCTCCAATTATTATTCTCAAATTCTTTTTCAATCGTATCATTTAAACTATTAAATAATAATTGTATATATTCGTTCATTGAAACCTTATTCGGACCATAATTAGGTTCATTAAATTTTTTAGACTTAAAAGTATTAAACATTACATTATCAATTTTAAACGACTCCATTATTTTATTATATTTTTCACCCACACCACTTAATAATGGCCAAATATTTTCTCTCCATTTTCTTTTTGTTTTTTTATAATTAGTTTTTGAATAGATCTTAGTAGTAGAATCAAATCCTGATTTTAATAATATATATATGAAATTATGCAATTGACTTTTATAGTTGAAAAAATCACTTATAGGAGACATATCCATTTCTTTTGTTGATTTTAAATAATATTCCCCTGGCCTGGTTTTATATTTTTTAAATATATCAAATAATTCTATTTTGTTTTTAATACCCTGTTTAGTCGTTTGTGTTAGAGCACCATCGTCTATTTTAAATGTGTTACCTATAGCATTAAGTAATTTAATTAATTTTCCATGTGAATTCATTATACTTTCCTTTTTTTCCTTATATTGTTTTATATATGGTAGTGTATTATTTTTATAATACGCACCAGTTTTATCTTCTTCAATAATATCTTCTTTCTTGGCATCTTTTAATTTATCTATATCTATTGTAATATTGTTTATATCTTTTAATGTATAATTGATAAGACTATCACATTCTAATATATAATAATATATATCAAAACATTTACATCTTAATAAATATGACATTATTTTTACTGGTATATAATCAATATCATTATTCCATGTATCATACCAATAATATTTATCAGTAACAGCTTTTTGCACATTTTCCGCAATTTTGTTTATAGATTTTATATTTAATGAATCATTATTAAGTATTTCACTTAATTTTTCAAGCATTTTTTCATCATTTGAAAGTCCCTTTTGAAATTGTTTAAACAAATTGTCTGCTGTTATTTTTAGATTACCTTCTGGAAACCTAAACAAAGCAATTTTATGTTCACTTCCACCAATTCCCTGTAATATACATGGTTGTTTAATTTCTCTACATTTCGTAGAACACAATACGTCGCCTGTACCCAATGTAATATATTTAACAAATCCATCCTTCTTTATTTTATTGGCTTGTTCTATTTGACCATAATCACCATCTCGTTTCATATCTGTTAATAATCCAAATACATCATTTATATAATTTTTGTCAATACCAGATTCCTTTATTGTTAATTCACCCATTTCTTTTCCTATATTTTTAATAACACCATGAGGTTTTATTTTTTGAAGTATACTTGGTAATGCACCTAATTTTTTCATCCCATCCAAATTTAATCTATAAAATAATTCACCCAGATAAGATACACTTGGTCCCTGGGGTATATTTTTCCTATTCCACGTAGAATAATCTATTAATTCATCTTTTCCATCTCTTAATTTAATATCTACAGCAAATCCAGTCGGGTTATGTTTTCCATATCCTCTATCTTGATAATTCAATTGAAATATATTATTAGAAAAATACGTTGAATTAGCTGTGAATATTGAATCATCATCATTATTTCCCGCAAAATAAAATCTTCGCTGTTTTGCTGCAATATCCCCAAATGGTTTTATACTTGAAATTGCTGAATCTGCTATATTTTGCGGTGTTATAATGGCACCTACTTGGTTCATTTCAGACATCAGCTTCCCTATTTTCCCTGAACCTGCATCGAATGTGAAATAAAATTTATCTTGTATTGTCGCCAATGGATACATATATTTAAGGATAAAATTACCGATTTTTATCCTTGCTTGTTTTTTTGTCATATTAGTACCACTAATTGACCCCGATGGTTTTTTTATAGAATCCCATGTATATTTATAATCCGAAAAATTTCCATTTCCAATACATAGTATATTATTGGTAACATCAAATTCTTCAGCCGATATTTTGTCATTTATTATATCTTCAAAGCTTATTACATTATTAACAGCTTTTTCAAAATTTCCTTTGTATATATCAGAATATTGATCCTCCATATAATCTGTTACTACGCGTTCATATGTTGGTATATCACCTTTACTTCCTGTAGAAGTAATATTTTTACTTGTAATTTCTTTTAATATGTCAGAAATTGTTGTAATAGAACTTTTATTTAAAAGTGGTATTTTATTTTTTAAAATACTTACTATTATACCCTGGGTAGCATCATTATTCCTAGCATCTTTCTTACCAAAATCGTGTATTGTATCAAAAATTTTTAATTTTTTTATATTTTCATTATTAGACATAATATAATATTATAAAGTATATAATATTATTTTATTATTTATTAATAACTATTATTAAAATTGCGTAAAACCACCTAAACTGTCGTTCGCAGCCATTGGTACCGATTGTTGGTACATATCATTGAAATTTTGTGCATTCGGTTTTTGTGGTGGTGCTTGTTGTACCACATTTGGCGCCACAGTTGGGGGTGGCAATGCTGCATTTGTATGAACCTGTGGTGGTAAGTTTGATAATGGTTGACTAACCTTTACAACATTCGATTTTTTATTTTCTTTTGGTATAGACGTTTCACCATTCCATAATTTAACTATTCTTTCAATTAAAATATTGATTTTCGCACCAAGTCGTGTCTGCATTGTCATTAATATCATTAGAAACCCTAATAAGAAACTAATAGTATCCATTGCTTTGTACTTGATACCACTATACGTAGGGATAAATTGAATCATTCTATCAATAAACCAAATAGATAGAACCATAAATGCGATTTGACCAATTACTTCTACTAATATTTCTAAACTTGGCGCATTATCATTATCTTCTGGTACAAACGTTTTAATTAATTTCAAAACTAAAACAATGGGAACAACAGCCAACAATGTATATTGAAGCATATTCATCATATTTGATTTATCACCACTATCTAAATCTGTCATATGTTTAAAAAAAGTTTTTTGTGTATCTATTGCATCTTCCATTTCACTCTATATGATTTATAAAAAGAAATTAAAAATATAAATATTGAATTATTATATGGAAAAAATAGAAAAACATGAAGAATATCAATATTTAGATTTGATAGATAATATATTAAAAAATGGTTCCATTGTTAAAGGTAGAAATGGTACAACAAAATCAATCTTCGGTGCATCAATGCGGTTTTCACTTGAAGATAATACTATTCCAATTTTAACAACAAAAAAAGTAGCATGGAAAACTTGCTTTAAAGAACTGATGTGGTTTGTCAATGGACACACAGACAATACATTATTGCAAAATCAAAAGGTTAAAATATGGAATGCAAATGCATCACGGGATTTTTTAGACAGTCGGGGATTACACAATCTTAAAGAAAATGATCTTGGACCAGTTTATGGTCATCAATGGAGACATTTTAATGCTAAATATGGATCATGTGATGACGATTATTCAAATAAAGGTGTTGATCAATTACAATATATCATTGATTCATTAAAAGACCCAAATGAACGCTTCTCCAGAAGACTTGTAATGTCTGCATGGAACCCATGTCAATTAAACGAAATGGCACTACCACCATGTCATGTTTTGACACAATTTAATGTATCCAATAATAATGAACTGTCTTGCTCTTTGTATCAACGTAGTGGTGATGTAGGGTTAGGTGTCCCATTCAATATTGCATCATACAGTTTCCTCACACACATTATTGCTAAACACTGTGATTTAAAACCTAAAGATTTTGTTTATTTTTTAGGAAATAGTCATATATACGATGATCACTATACCGCTCTATCTGAACAAATAAAGAGAGAACCAAGAGAATTTCCTAAAATTTATATTAAAAATAAACATGATAATATTAATAATTATTCTTTGGATGATATTGACATTGAAAAATATAATCCATGTGGAAAAATTAAAATGAACATGAGGGCATAATATAAATAGTATAAATAACATATTTGCGATAAAAATATAAATATTATTTATTTTAATTCATTATATGAGTAGTAGTGCAGCACTTGCATCCGCAAAAAAAAGACGTGTAGAACAAGGAAATTTTAATCCACCATTGGGTAACAGAAGAACACAAAGCCGTGGGCGATCGCAACAACAGGTACGACAACAACAGGTACGACAACAACAACCGGTTAATGTTTCTAATAATTCCAATGATAAACAACCTGTCAAAAAGAAAAAACTTACACCATTAGAAGCATTAACATCTCATGATAAACGATTGGACCGAATTGAAGATGAATTCCCACAAGCAGTTGAACAACTAAATGAAAATATAAGTATTTTAAGTGAAAATATGGATTCTTTTAAATCATTGTCCACAAAAGTAACTAATTTAGAAAAAGTAGTCGATAAAGAAAATTCAGATGAAAATATAGCCTTTTTTAGAAATAAGGTTGAAAATATGGAAAAAGAACTTGTTGATATTAAAGCATTGTTTCTCAAAATGCAATCTTTCACAATGGAAACGAACCTTACTTTAATGAAATACAAAAATGGTATGGATGCTAAACTTGCAACCGAGGTTTCTAAAAAACACGAAGATGATAAATCATTAAAAACTGAAAATGTTCAATTAAAAGTTGATGAAAAGACTAAATTAAAATAATTTTAATATCAATTAACATTACAACATTTAATCATGTTACACATTAATAATCAGATAAAGAAACATACTTTAAATAAATACATTCACATGTTAATTATTAAAAAATTGATTTATAATTATATCATTATTATAATTATAAATTAAAATGGAATTTTATATTAACGATAAAAAAAAAGCAGAATATTTCTCAGTTATATTTCAAAACACAAAGGACTTCTCTGATCATACAGTTATGTATTTTGATGAAAATGGTCTATTTATGCAAGGAATGAATAACTCACATGTTTGTCTTTATGAATTAAATATACCAAAAGAATGGTTCCACGAGTATAACTACACTAGTTCATCTGAAAAATTATTATTGGGAATTAATAATGAAACAATTTATAAAATAATTAATACAAAACAAGAAAAACATACAATATATTTTAAATACAAACAAGACGATGATCACATGGATATTATTTTTAAGAAAAACACAAATGATAAAGAAACAAATGATAAAGAAACAAATGGGAAGAAACAAAAAGAAACAAAAACACTTATTCTCGATAAATTTTATCAAATTAAATTGATAGATTTAGAAGAAAATTTATTGGAAATTCCTGAAACAGAATATAATGTTGATATTTTAATCCCAACAAAATCATTTGCTGATATTATACAAGAACTCACTATCTTCCACACAGATTTAAAAATTGTTTGCACAGAAGAAAAAATTAATTTAATTGCCAATGGAAATAATGCAAATATGACGGCAAATATTGATATTGATGATCTAAGTGAATATGCAATTGAAGAAGATTATGAATATAAACAACATTATAGTTTGGAATTTGTGAAGTTAATGACGCAATTTTCAAAACTATCCAACGAAATTTTCATAGGATTATCTGATTCCACACCAATGAAAGTAGAATATAAATTTCAAGAAGGTGTTATTTCATTGTATTTAGCTCCGAAAATTGAAGATGATGATTTAGATGACTGATTCAGTATAATTATTAAATAAGTATAAAAACCATTAAATAAGTATAAAAACGAAAAAATAAGTATAAAAGGTTATTAATATGAATATTTTTTTCGCAATTATTATTTTTTGTATAACACTTTTTTTATATCTACACATTTATTATCAACTTAAAACCAGCAACGATTTAGAAATATACGAAATAGAAAACCCATCTAAAGAAAAATTAGAAGAAATATGCGATATTAGACAACCTGTTTTATTTAATTTTATTAATGAAAGAATAAATCATAATTTAAAACTCGATTCTGTTATAAAATATTATTCTGCATTTGATATACAAATTAGAGATGTCAAAAATAATAATAAAGACGAGGAACTTTATATTCCACTACTTTTAAAAACTTCTCAAACACTATTTAATAATGATAAAGAATCTAAATACATCAGTGAAAAAAATCACGATTTTTTAGAAGAAACTGGTCTTAAAAAAGCATATCAGTATAATGACGATTTCTTACGGCCATTTTTAGTATCTAATTGCAAATATGATTTATTATTAGGATCAAATAATTCAGTTTCACCATTTAAATACAACTTAAATTATAGAAATTTTTTCATGGTTACACAAGGTGAAGTTACAATTAAATTGGCACCACCTAAAAGTAGTCGGTATTTATATACTTCAAAAGATTATGAAAACTTTGAATTTAGCTCACCAATAAATCCATGGGATGTACAACATCAATATAAAGCAGATTTCGACAAAGTTAAATGTCTTGAAATTAAATTGAAACCGGGTTTTATATTTTATATACCTGCATATTGGTGGTATAGTATAAAATTTAATAATAATACAAGTATAGCCGCATTTTATTATAAAAGTTATATGAATAATATTGCAATATTACCTGAATTGTGTATGCACTTTTTGCAAAGCACAAATGTTAAACGTAATTCATATAAACGAGTGAGTGAGGGTCAGGGTAAGGAACCGACTGTGAGTCAACACCAACATAATGGTGAAAGTGGAAGCCCTGATATATCATTAAAAAAAAATGAAAAATCAGAAAATAATATAAAATCTAATAGTATAAAATCTAATAGTATAAAATCTAATAGTATAAAATCTAATAATATAAAATCTAATAATATAAAATCTAATTATATTGTTAACGATAAGACAAACTAAATTCTACATTTGTCATAATTATTATTATGTTTATCGGTATATTCTATACTAACCTCATATGGAAAACAATGTTTCAATTCGTTTCTTTCATCACCAACATCTAATCCCATCATTGTTTTTATATATGAACTGTGACCAACCATAGCAATATTTAAACCTTTATTTTCAGTTTTTAATACTTCCCTATTAAAAACATGGATTCTCTCTTTCAACTCCAACATGCTTTCACTTTCTTTTTCAATATAAACCTCATTTTTAATTTGTGAAAAGTCGATATGTGGATATAATTTATTCAATGTTTTCAAATCTTGTCTCCTATTACAATTATCACTACATGGGTATTCTATAAGACAATCAAGTGCAATCATTCGAATATCCTTTTTCTTATCAGGATTAAATATATTTGTTGCCGTATCAAGAGTTCTAAATGCAGGAGAAACAAATACAGTATCAATTTCTGATTTAGCATCCCATGTATTACCAAGTTCTTTCGATTCTTGTACACCCCTTTCAACCAATGGGGTATCCCTATAATCACTATATGCTCTAACACCTATTTTGTCAAACATTACATTGTGTAGAGCCGTTCCATGACGAATACACGTTATTTTTTTAACCATTATATTTATCAATGATTGCATTCTTTTATATCTTTTAATTTAATCTTAATATATATTATAATATGCAAAAATATTTAGTTGAATTTTTGGGAACTATGTTTTTCTTATATGTTATACTTACTATTGGTAATCCATTAGCTATTGGTATGGCATTGGTATTGGCAATTATGGTAGGCGGAAAAGTATCTGGGGGAAATTTCAATCCAGCCGTATCACTCATGATGACTATGGCTGGTCGATTACCTGTCAAAGAATTATTGCCTTATGTTGTTGCCCAATTGTTGGGTGGTGTAGCCGCATTACAACTTAGCAAAGTTATTCGTATTTAAATAAAAAAATATTAACATATATATTTTTTTATTATGTATTCTATTTATTGTATTTATATTTAATCTATATTTATATCATAATTATCATGATTACATCTGTGATTCTATATATTCAATTTCCCTATCGGTCAAATTAAACAATTTATATATATCCATATCATTTTTTATATCCACATCAAATACACCCATGGGCTTTACCAAATTTCTCCATACATAGTCCATCGGTGATCTATGTGTTTTCATTTGTTTTTTAAGGAATGATAACATCTTACTATTATTGAGTATTACAACATTATCTACTTCAACTTCATTACTACATGGAATATAAGGAACGAAACTAGTTCCTGGAAAATAATCTCCTTCTGAATCCTTAATCATTCTATCACCAACAGTCGGATAAAACACTTTTGGCTTATTAAAATCTTTATGTGTGCGTTTTGTATATAAATATTCGATTTTATTTGTTTTTATCTTATATATCAACTTATTTTTATAAATATCATCTTGAGTTTCTTGTGTATCTTTTTCTATTCTAGACGCTCTCCTATTCCATTGATTTGAATTCGGTTTAAGCAATTTATTTATAATTATATTTGCCAATCCACATTCTCTTAAACTTAACATACTATTAAACGACAGATTCATATTGTATTCTTTGTCTTGTGTTGTAATAATCTTCGTAATGCTATTTGATGCATTTCCATCTGAATTCTCAACAACATAATAGACAAAATCTGAACCAACATTTTTAAAATGATTTGTTGCTATACTATCACTTGCATTTACATATTTTATATTATAAAATTTGTCTACTTTTTGTTGTGCTATTTCACAACCTAGCAACCAATTTACTGCTAATTGTGGTGTGACGAATAACAATAACCCAGTCTCTTGTTTTAACCATTTTAATGATAAATCTAATATATTAACCCATATTTTCTTTCTACCTGTACCTTGATATGGCGGATTACCTATTATACTATCGAAACCTTCATCAATTCCCCATATCATATTTGGGTCTAATTTTAAAACATCACCCCCATAGTAATTTAGTTTATATTCATTATTCCGATCAATTAATAATTTAACAATGAAGATATTTACCGGATTTATATCCGCAAAATATATACATTCTTCAACTATAAATTTATACCTTATTTTATCATCTGAAAACATATACTTTAATCCTTTGTCAAACCTTGAAATTATATCCAATATGAACCCACCCTTACCCGATGATGGCTCTAAAATGCGACGTGGTACTGAAAAGTATTCATCACCCAATTTATCCAACATTTCATTTCTAAGTGCATGGGGTGTAGAAAATTCTGCATTTGTTGATTGTTCTTCTGCTTGTGGGATTAAATAGGTATCAATAACCTTACTTAATTCGTATGGATTTGTAATATTATTTTGAAACATTTCCTTCACTTGAGCTATAATTTCAGATGCATTTGGATCATTCTCCATATATGTTATAAATAAATTAATAATAAATTTTATATCTGTTTCATTAATATTATTATTTCCCCTAGCATTAAACCATGTATTTATTTGTGATACTAATAATGTATATAATTCAGCTTTTTTTTCAACATCTAAATACATATCTTTCAATGAAGTACTTTTTGTTTTAATTGTTAGTAATGATAAAAGTGCTGATAATGGTCGTAATATTATAAATGGGTCTATATTATCTTCTATTGCATCTTGATTTGCATCTTTAATTTCATTTTCGTTATCTATATTCTTATTATCTTTATCGCAATTGTTTCCATCATCATCTTCAACAATAATTTTCGTTACACCATCCTTTAATTTTTTATTATCATTAGCCTTCAAATTAATGGTTATTTTTCCATTTTTAACCTTGAAATTTTTAAATAAACTTTGAAATTGCATGTATGATTCTTTATTAAATTTTGTTTCATCTATCTTTAATTTACGAAATGTATTATCAAGAGAACTAGCAAAGCGATTACTGTATTTTTCATACATATAGTTTGATATAAAATCAATGTTTTTTTGCTCATTAAATCCATGTTCCTTCTTCCAATTATGTGGATTCAATCCAAGCAAATTACCACGCAATATATACTTAATCATTTTTTTTGGATGTACACTTTTATTATTATTAATACGATATCCAAATTCTATTATTTGAGAAATAACTCTATCCATATTAAGATCAATCACAAAACCGAACTTTTTATTATCACTTGATGTTAAACATCGATACATCATTTGAGTTAATAAATCATAACTTGGTGAATTATTAAGCAATAATACAATATCACAATATGGAAATGATACACCCAAATGACATTGTGTTCCGGTTAAAACTAACACACCCTTTTTACCTAAATCATGTGCTCGTTTATGTGCCTTATTAACTATTTCCTTTGCGTTTTCTGAACCATTCTCATTTGTATTTAGTATAACTATGGAATATTCACCACCATCTACGTGAAAATGTGGATGGTGTTTTTCCAAAATTGATTTTAAAGCACTCGAAATTTTAGATACGTTTTTCATAGGCAAGAATGCCAACATTATCATAGGCTTATCCATTGAATCCATTGTTCTACTATTATTATCACAACTATATTCACTTATTTTATCTATGAAATTCTCATAACTATTATCTTGTAATCCATACTTAGTAGGCTTTCCAAATATATGATATACTAAGTTCATAACTTGTTTTTCATTTTGAAATTTAAATGATTCATTTTCTTTTTCAACGTCTTTTACATCCCAATTACCTAAAAACACACCCTTTAATGAATATCCAGCATCAATATTGCGTGTATATTCGATTATATCCTGTTTTTCCTTATCGTGTATATCCCAAGTGAATATTTCCATTTTGGGAATATCAATATATTGTTGCTCTATTGTATTTCTTGTATACATATCTAATTCTTTTTCCATAATAGATCCATGTTTTTTTATTAATCTATTCATATTGTCTTCATTTAAATTTTTCGAACTTTGAATATCAGCAATATCCCATGTATATAATCTATCAATCAAATAACTGTCCATCACTTTATTATATGTTGCTGTCATATGGACAATCGATGACCTTTTTTTCGCATAAAACTTAATGATATCCTTCGTTAAATCAGAAGATCCACCGAAATGTCCCTCATCAATAAATGTACAATCTATTTTCAACTTACGCAACCATGAAATTGACTTGTCTTTTGGACCATCTATTTTTTTTTGTAAGAAATGCTTACTGCAAATAATAACATTACTTTCTTTTAAGGGGTAATTTTTTTTTGCATCATCAAGTATTATCGTATTCATATCGTTGAACTCTTTATATGTATCAAATATTTCCTTAAACTGCAAAATAGTCTCGTTTTTTGCAAGCAATACAATTAAATAATTACCATCGCATTTATTATTTTTGTTCAACATATCAATTAATGTCGCACACATGTATGTCTTGCCACTACGACATACACACCCCCAAACAAAATTTTTTTTATTGTTGATTATATCATTTAAGGTGTTTTTTGCTATCACCCGTTGATGAAGATAAGGAATTAAATGCTCCTTTTCTATATCATATTTAATCATTATATCATCAAAATTTGATGACCCATATTTTTCATTAAATACCAAATACGCGTCATTTAAATCAGTCCAATCCAAAATATATTTTTTTTCAATCGTTTCGAATAATATCTTGTGTTCATTGCTTGTTTTTTTTGCTCGTTTTACCATGTTAAATGTACCATTCTTATCCCTTACACATAATCCAATAGATACTTTATAATTAAATTCCTTTAATTTATTTGCCTGTTTCTCCAAATAGTCGATATCGAGCTTCCTTAAACTTTCATGCGATAAACACTTAGATGAAAATGCTAGTAGGTGTCTATCGTCGTGCTTATTTATTAAAGTATAATCTGAAGCATCGCCGCCATTTCCTCCGATTTTAATCAAATCGTTATTATCACTTTTAAGGAAAATTCCCTTTATAGACTCCATTTTTTTAATATCAGCATTATTAAAATTTCCTATGGTTGGATGCCAATTTGATAACGACGATATACACGCCAAACTACCAAATAAATTAAACACTGCTTCTTGGATATGACCAAGATACACTTTGTTACTTGTATACTTATCTAGAAATGAATACAGTGTACCATCATGATTTTGTAATCTTATGAACAATTGTTTATATGTTTTAATATTCTTGATATTCTTTTTAATTTTATACATTTTATTATATATTATATCATCGAATAATATAAAAAAAATCAATTTTTTATTAATTAATAATATAAAAAATAAAATATTATTTATTCTTCATATTTTTACCTTGTATTATATTTTACCTTGTATTATATTTTACCTTGTATTATATTTTACTTTGTATTATATTTTACTTTGTATTATATTTTACCTTGTATTATATTTTACCTTGTATTATATTTTACTTTGTATTATATTTTACCTTGTATTATATTTTACCTTGTATTATATTTTACTTTGTATTATATTTTACTTTGTATTATATTTTTTTGATTTATTTCTATGACACTTATTATTACCCCTTATACAAGAACCAATGTGTTTTTTCCCATCAAAACCATGCTTTTTAAATTCATTGTCTGTTAATGGTCCCCCCCAACCACTTAATTCTATATCTTCTTTGTTAATTTTTAATTCTTGATCTCTGTATGCTTCTACCTCATATGGGCCTTCTGTTATTGCATAATTAAAACCTTTTCCATTAATTAATGATTTAACTATAAATTTTATTGTATTATAATAAAAGATACAAAATCCCTCTCTTTGTACTTGCTTCACGTGAACCATCTCATGTTTTATCACACTAGGTAAGGTTTCTACCTTACATGTTGTTATAAATACAAATGGATAAATCACTAATCCATCTAATTCGAAACATTTTGTTAATTGTGAATCATATATTATAATAGGTTTCATCGTGTATACTTTAATATAAAAATGAAAACATGAAAAATATTTTCAATTTTATATACAAAATTGAAAATATTTTTTTGATATAATTCAAATATAGACAAAATGATATATAATCTTACTATTTTAATTCATAATAGAGAATATACCGATTATACATTATTTGAACTTAAAACCAATCGGAAAATAACAAATGAAGAAATTATAAAAAATATTGATCCTATTAGTAACAAATTATTTTCGAATGATATAATTGAATACGATACTGAATCAAAAAACGTTCGTATAAAACAATCTTTCACTAAAAAAATGAAAAATATAGCAGGTGTTATCATAACCAATGATAATAAAACATATGGGCGATATAAAAAAAAACTATTATATAAATGCATACCAAACCAAAATACATTGCCTGTTTTCTTAGTACCATATCAGGTTAAACAGGGGTTTTATAAAACAAATATAAATAAATATGCTATATTCGAATTCAAAGAATGGACAAAAGATCAAAAACACCCTATATGCACATTAAATAACACATTAGGTGATGTTTCTAACCTTAATGTGTTTTATGAATATCAATTATATTGCAATAGTTTATTTAATTCAATAAAACCATTCATTAAAGCGACACAAAAAAAATTCAAAGGGAAAAACGAAGACGAATATATTGAAATAATAAAACATAAATACAATATCGAAGATTTGACAAATAATAAAGATTTATATATATTTAGTATTGATCCTGAATGTAGTTTAGATTACGATGATGCTATTAGTATTCAAAAAAAAAATAAGAATGAACATATTGTTAGTATATATATTGCGAATGTTCCACTTTGGTTAGACATTTTAAACTTATGGGATTCATTTACAGATAGAATATCTACCATATATCTACCTAATAGAAAAAGGCCCATGTTACCAACAATACTTTCAGATGAATTATGTAGTCTCCAAGAGAAAAAAAAAAGGTTTGCATTTTGTATGGATGTACATGTTGATTCTTGTGGAAATATTATGGATATAAAATATAGGAGTTGTCTTATAAAAGTAGATAAAAATTATAGTTATGAAGAATCTGAATTAATAAAAAATGAACATTATTCTAGAATGTTTAATATTGTTAGTCATATGAGGAATAAATATCCTCTCATTGATTCAATAAATAATAGTCATTATTTAGTAGCGTATTTAATGATTTTTATGAATTATCATTGTGCCATTAAAATGCAAAACGAAAAATGTGGGATTTATCGTTCTGTTGTATTAAAAGATAAAAATGAAAATATTCCGGACACAGTTAATAAGGAAATTAAACAATTTATTACATTATGGAAATGTACTATTGGTCAATATACATTATATGATAATATTAAAGAACACAAAATGATATCAAAAAGGGGATTAGATGTTTATATGCATATTACATCACCAATTAGACGATTAGTAGATCTTTTAAATATAGCTATTATGCAACAAAATATGAAAGTTTTTAAATTAAGCGAATCATATGAAAGTTTTCAAAAAAAATGGATCGATAATCTTGAATATATAAATAAAACAATGCGTTCTATAAGAAAAGTTCAAAATACATGTGAATTATTAACAATGTGTAGCAGTAATCCTGACGTATTACATAATAAATACAATGGGTATATATTTGATAAAATATTAACTCATAAAAATCAATACCAATATATGGTTTATATACCTGAACTAAAGCTTTTGAATAAAATTATATTAAATGAAGAATATAACAATTATTCCAAATTTGATTTTAAATTGTACATTTTCACTGATGAATACAATGTTAAAAAAAAAATACGATTGCAAAAAATATAACAATACATATAAAGTATATTATAATGATATATTATATGTAAAACTATTAATAATGATGCCTTTTTTTCATCATTCTTAATTCCTCCTCTAAATTGGTATTTTTATTATTGTTTTTTTTTAAATGATTTATATTCGAACTTGAAACAGTATCTGTATAACAATAATATACATAAACACCAAATGAAAAACAAATTGCGGGTTTTATTAATTTATCGTACATCTAAAGTAGATACATATTATTTTCTAAATATTTTTTCATATAATTTTTTTCATATAATTTTATATCAATAACAAAAAATTGATATATTTTAATACATTTTTTATATACAAAATGACATCAATTAATAAAATGAACTTCTTAAACAAAGATATAACAAATCACATTTTATATGGAAAATCTTTCACATTTTGTTTATCTAATTCAAAAATAATATCTTCTATACATAGATCACCTCGTGGAAACGATTGTTGGATATGTGAACACCAATATTGTACTGAATATTTATTATCTAGAATAGAAGGTGATTATATATACTTTAAAGTTAAAATTAAAGATTATGCTCATTATGATAATTATATATGTAATTATGGTAATGCAGGTATTAGTGAAACAGTGTTAAAAAATATACAAAATGAAGTATCAAACGAAATTAAAGAATTATATGCAGAAACAAAATGGAAAGTTAATAAAACAACAGGTCAATTATATGTATTCGCTACCCATATATACGGAGATAAATGGGAAATTTATGAACCAAATGAATATTCTATAAAAATAAAAATATTAAAGTTATAATTATTATTATATATATATATATATGAGTGAATTAGATATAAACTCTTTATTAAAAGCAGTTGATAATGAAAATAATGAACATTTGATAAATCTAACAAACCAAATTATAAAAAAACAAAAAAATGATATACTTCAAAAATTACAATTAAAGAGAGACACATTAAAAATATTTCACAAAAAATTAAAAAATTATAGATTTGTAAGTGAATTACACGAAATACAATATGGTGCCTATATTAGATGGATTAATTTGAAAAAAAATGATGATATAAAATTAACCAACGGTGGCATTATTTGTGATATTTGTGTGAATGACAATGGTCTATGGATAAAATGTAAGAATAGTATGAACCGTTTTTTTCAACTTAATTTCGAAGAATGTGTTGTTTTCCAAAGAATAAATGAACAAGAAAAAATTTTGCTATCTGTATTGGATTTCCTAGACAAGGATGACGAATAATCATTTTCTCCTTCGTCTTTTTTTAGTTTTTCGCATGCGTATACCTTTCTTTTTTTTATATAATCTATATTTACTAGTCTTATTTGGCATTAATTTATATCCTTTCTTACAACTAAATTTTGAAAAATCAAACCCTCTATTAATAAATATTGATTTTCTACATATAGCAATAGATTCAGGTTCTTTTTTTTTCACCTTTTTTATACATCTGCACAATTTAGTTGCTAAAATTTTTTCAGCTTCTTCCTTTATATTTTTAGATTTATTAATGTCATAGAATTCCAAGATTGTTTTATAATCTTTTATATTCAATTTATGTTTCATATAAAGATATATATTACATAAATATAATAAAAAATTTGTGTAATTATATAATATCATTTTATTATATGGAGGACACACAAAATCATAAAAAAATAATTGTATTTGACCTAGATGAGACCTTGGGACATTTCACACAAATCGGAATTTTTTATGATATTATAAATAAATTTTATAGTATTCACACAGGTCATTATGAATATATTAAATATATAAAAAAACCAACATTTGAAGAATTGATGGATATGTATCCTGAATTTTTAAGACCAAATATGATAAAAATTTTAAAATATATTAATAATGCAATTGAAAAAAACAAGGTTAGTACAGTGATGATATATACCAATAATCAAGGTCATAATGCATGGGCAAATTATATTGTTGATTATTTAAATAAAAAAATCGGTTCAAAAATTATAAAACATATAATACGAGCATTTAAAATTGGTAATAAAAAAATAGAACCAAATAGAACAAGTCATATGAAAAATTTCAATGATTTTTTGAAATGTACAAAATTACCCAAAAATACAAAAATTTGTTTTGTTGATGATGTGGAATATAAAGGTATGATACATGAAAATGTATATTATATTAATATACTACCATATAAATACAACATTCCTGTTTTTGAATTATTACACCGTTATAGTAGGTTTATTGTTAAAAAATATATTAAACCTAGAAAAAATAAATCAAGTTATATAACACATTATAAAAATTTTAAAGATGCTTTTCAAAATTATACATTAATGTGTTTTAAAAAATATAATTATGTTATTGATGAACATTATGCAACAAAACGTAAGATTGATAAAATTATAAGTACGCGTTTATTAGAAATGATAGATGATTTTATTAATGACAAAGGAGAATAAATTTTATAATGTGGAAATTGGTATATAGATTATATTGATGTATTTATATTGTTTTCACGTCATTTTCATTGTTTTTTTTTATCTTTATAAACCTTTAAGGTTCTAGCACTTGCATCATTCGCCTGCACAAAATTCGGCATCCAAAAATATGGTATTATTGTCCCCATATTATTAAAATGATCGTCAAATATTTTTCTGTAATATTCTTGTTCTTTCGTTTTTGGATTATTATAAGTATCATTATTATAATGTAATGAATTTATATGATTTAATTTTGATACCCTTTCCTGAATTACTTCAAACCATGATTTATTTTCACTACTAACGCCATCAGAGAATGCTTCTTTTGTTCTCCATAATACTTGTTGTGGTAACAAATTCGGATCTAATACATCAATACATTTTCGAAATATATATTTTTCACAATGATTCATATGTGTTTCAAATCTCACCTTTCTATCTATCGATAAATATGTACACACTAATCTATAATCTAAAAATGGTGTTCTTGTTTCTAATCCATGAGACGATATACTACGGTCCGATCTTAATACATCAAAATGATGTATATTGGATAATAATTTTTTACACTCATTATCAAATAGTATTGAATTTGGGCATTCATGAAAATATAAATAGCCCCCAGCTAATTCATCACTACCATCACCATTAAATATAACCTTACATTTAGTATTTTTTTTTATGTATTTTCCAATAAGATAATTACCTACACTAGCCCTAACTGTTGTTGTATCATAACTCCCGATTGCTTTTATTACCTCCGGTATAGCATTAAAGAAGTCTTCTTCTGTTACAATCACTTCGTGGTGTTTTGTTTTTAAATGATTTGCTACAATTTTTGCATATTTTAAATCTTCTGAACCTTCTAAACCAATACTAAATGTCTCTATTGTAGATTTGGATAACTTACACACTAAAGCCGTTATTAAACTGCTATCTAATCCACCTGACAATAAACACCCAATTGGTCTTTCTGTATTTTCTATTCGTTTTTTAACCGATTCGATAAATGCATTATAAACTATATTCAATATATTTGTCATATTTAGATTTTTATTTTGTGATAATAATGGATTATACAAACTATAATATCCCTTATTTTCTGTTTTAATTTCCCATCTTGAATGACATTTCCAATCACGTACATACTTACTATATGTTCCCGGTGTGAATTGATGAACGGATGATTTTTTTGCCAACATTATACTTTGCACATTAGGATTTTTATAGTTATGTAATTCATTTAACATATTCGGTTCAGACGCAAACCCTATAATGGTATTTGTTTTTGATTTAGCAAGTTTGTGTATTTTCTTATCTGTATGATTTTCATATTCAAATTCCATTATATATAATGGTCTAATTCCAAATGGGTCGCGCGCAACATATAATTTATTACCTTCTATATAATCGGATTCGTCTAGTAATATAAAGGAGAATACACCATCTAATAAATGAAGAGTTTGATTAATACCATATAATTTATACAAGTGTAAAATAATTTCACAATCGGAATTAGTTCTCCGCTCTATGTTTAGTTCTTCAAATAATTCATTATGATTATAAATTTCACCATTACATACTAATGTAATATTATCCATTTTAAAAGGTTGATTGGAATTATCATCCAGACCATTAATTGACAATCTGTGAAATCCCAGATTTAATTCAATGTTTTTCTTAGACAAATATTTAGTATATTCAGGGCCACGATTTTGACCTTTCATGAATGATGCTTTAATAATATCATCATTATATGTCTTATTGTTATTCAATAATGCAAATATTCCACACATTTTAATATTAAAAACTGTTATGTTTAATACTTTTTTTCAATTATTTATAAAATATTAAAATAATTTATAAATATTGAAATAATTTAATATTATTATAATTTATATTATAATGTTTAATAATAATGGTGTTGTAAATGTAAATGGTGCATATTATAATCATATAAAAAGAGTTCCTGAATTAAATGATAGAATGTCATCTAGAAATGTTCCTTCTAATAATTTTAATATGAGTTTTTCTTTTCGTCCTGTGTCTATGCGATATACTACTATGCCAATAATTGATCCAAAAAATGATGCGTCTGTCCCAATTGAAAAACGCAGTGTTTTTAATCAAAATACTATGTTTAGTCCTGGTAATGGTGTTAACGGGCCATGGGGTGGATATACAACTAATATTGATACCGAATCAAAAATGCGTAATCAATTTTTTTCAATACAATCATGTGCACAATCGAAATTTATACCTTCGTCGAGTAGCGATTTATATAGTGTAGATGTAAATGATGGAAAAGAAAATTTTCAAACACATGAAGATTTATTTTCCAATAAACCTTTCAATTTATTTAACCCAAATTCATTAAATGTAGGAAATGGATTATTTAATAATAATACACGAATACAACGAACGCATACAAACAATTAAATAAATCTAACTATTTTAAATATAATATTTATTTTATTATATTTAAATGACAGACATAAGTTTTTCAAATAAATCCGATTATATTTCATATCAATATTTGATAAATAATGATCGAATGAAAAAAATTGGAGAACAGTCGCACGCAGACCAAAGTCTCTCTTTAAAGGATAAAAAATTTTATAGAAAAAGGTTCTACAATCTAACCAAGGAACTTTATAAAAACCAAATAAATAACCCATCACTTGAACGAATATTTAATAATTATCTTGATGAGTCAATTAAATATTTTCAATTTCTAGATCTAAGTGATTCGCTTCAAGAAGAATATAATAATTTAAATATTACCAATGGCGAAATGGGAAAATCAAATTTTAATTATAACATTGTCAAAGATAACGACATAATTGCTCGAAAAACACATTCTCGAAATAGTCTCGATAATTTTGTAATTAAGAAAAATATAAAGAAAAAAATAAATATTTTCCCGGAAAAAAAAGTTGTGAATTTATATGATAAAAAATTAAAAAAAAAAGGCATTAAGAAAAAAAAGAAAATAGTTAAGTAATAAATAAATGGGGCAAATTTTTTATGCTTATATCTTACAATAAGAAAAAAATGCTCGAAAAACACATTTGTTACTGGAATTTTTTAGTTATATTTATATATCATAATTATCTCACTATATATTAGATATGACACGTAAGACGCGAAAACGAAATCGATTTAAAAAACTTAATTGTAGTCCAATGGTGAATAAAACAAGAAAACATAAATTTAGTTGTTATAATGATAAACAAATAAATGATATTAAAAAAGTTTGGAATTTAAGACATCCTGATAAAAAAATCAATTTTAAAAATAGTAGAAAAATATGGGATAAATTGAAAGAATATATGACTCATATATGTGACAATGAATTTTGTTGGTTGAAACAAAATTTTATAAAAGGTGATTTATATAATTATATACACAAATATACATTTGCGCCAAATGCACCATATTCATGGCAAAAAAATCCAAATGAATGGTTATCTAGTATAGATATTATTAGTGTAATGAAACAATATGAAAAATTACACCCGATATTTAAATTTATTGGTCCATCACCTATTGACTTTGATAATAAAAATAAATATAAGGTTAATGAAATTTGTGTATGGCCAGAAATTTGTAATTTTTCATTAAAAAAACATATAGAAAATAATAAGAAAATGATCGGTATAATATTTAATACTGACCCGCATTTTAAGAGTGGTTCACATTGGATTGCTCTTTTTATTGATATTAATAAAAAATTTATATATTTTTTTGATAGTGCAGGTGATAAAGAACCAAAAGAAATAAATAAATTAATAAAAAATATAAAAAAACAAGGGTTGGAATTAAAACAACCAATTCATTTTAATACTCATAAAAACCACCCATTTCAACATCAGCGCGGGAATAGTGAATGTGGAATGTATTGTTTATTTTTCATTATAAAATTGTTAAATAACGCAGACAAGAAAATATTTCACAGCAAGGTTATTACAGATAAAGAAATGGAAAAACACAGAAATATTTACTTTAATTAAAAAAAATTGATTTTTTTTATTTATTATTTTCATATTTAAATAATAATTAACAATGAATTCTGCAAATATAAATTCTAGCATGCCTCATGAAGAACAAATTAAACTATTGTTGAAAACAATAGAAAAACTCAATGGTGATAATAGCTGTTCTGTTTGTATGGAAAACATTCCCCAAAATAAAATGGTTACGACAAGATGTAATCATCATTTTTGCAATGATTGTTTTTGGAAATGGTGTGAGAAAAACAATACTTGTCCAAATTGTCGTGCCGATTTAATGGATAAAAATCGAGAACAAGAGTTAAATATGAAGAATTTACTGGAACGACAAGATGAAATAATAGAACGTGTACAAGAATACTATGAAGAAGAAGATAAATTAAAACGCAGCATAGAGGAAAAATGGGCTATGCACGATAAATTACAAGATGATTATATCCAGTTGCAAAATGAATTGGGAGAATTACAAGATGAAGCTTGTGAAATACATGCATATAAAAGAAACCCCAAAAAAGCCATGAAAATGTTAGATAAAAGGCTTAAAAAACGCGGATTACGCATTTACGAAGAACAAAAGATAAAGAAAAAATTTGTATTAAATCAACTACTTCACGGTAATGATTATGAAAGTGAAACCGAAAGTAACGGATATGATGATTTCTCTGATGGATTTAATATGTTTGACACAGAAGAAACCGGTCATTATTGTACAAGTATAAAATGCAATTGTGATGTCTGCTCCTTGGATTGGTCACAGTTGTCAGATATTAGAGATGCGTCAGGTGAATTACCTGTTTGTCGGGTGATAAAAGCAGTAAGAGATGAATGGCAAAAAGAAAACGGATATCATAATTATGACTTAGAAGAAGGTGAAATTGATGAATATGGTGATATGCCCAACTTAGAAGAAATTGAAACTAATGAAGATGTTGATGATATCGATGAATATGAATATGAACTAGAATATATTAGAGGTAATTACAATCTTGATGTTCTAGCCGGAGTTACGATTGAAGCATCTGTATAAAAAATATTATTGTAACTATTTAAATATATATAAGAAATAATTACAATGAATAATATAACAAAAATAATTGGAACATTACCTTTAATGTTTTTTTATAATAAATTAAATAAGGAATTAGAAATGCGCCAAACAAAAAAATTAGCGATGAACTCAACAGCATTATTCCATGCGTGTTCTACTGTTGTATTGGGAATACAATATTTAGTTAAAAATAAATATGCATATTTGATACAATTTAACAGTGGTGGATATTTTTTATTTGATTTCTATTATTTATTAAAAGAGAGAAAACTTGATTTATTAAGGGGAATGTATTTATATCATCATATAACTAGTTATTTATATATGTTATTACCACAAGAACAACATTATTGGCCACATGTTTTTTTGTATGCAGAATTATCAAATATACCATCGTATCTTGTATATTATAGTTTGAAGCAAGATATACTGCATAAAATAAAAAATTATAAATCAAATCAAACAAAATTATTTATGAAAATACAATTGGTAACCTATACTATTATACGGTTTTTTGGTTTAGGATATTATGGATATAAGGAACTTGCGAAAAATAAACATCCGGTCGTATATTCAACATCAATATTATATCTATTTGGTTGCATATGGACACTAGTAATGTTAAAACAAAATTTAAAATAATATAAAATAATGTATTAAAAATTATTGTATATTATTAATAAAATGATTATAGGATTAATCGGTAATTTAGGTTCTGGGAAAGACTATATAACAGATAATTTTATTGTCCCTTATTTTGGTTATAAAAGAACACATATTATTTCTGTGGCCGATTCGTTAAAGGTCAATTTGATAGTTGATTATCATATAAAATTTGATTATTTGTATAAGAAAAAAACACAAGGATCGAGGCATTTATTACAGCATTATGGTACCGATGTGATGAGGAAAAAACACGGCAACGATATTTGGCTAAGACATTTAGATGCTTGGGTTAATGTATATGAAAACAGGGGAAAAGATATAATAATTATTCCTGATATTCGTTTTCAAAATGAAGTTGATTATGTTAAAAACAAAAAGGGGTTAATTATAAAAGTAGATGCCCCCGACCGGACATTGGATAAAATTTTGGATGAAAAATTAAAAGAAGAAATTGAACATTCAAGTGAAAAAAATATAAAAAATTTCAAATATGATTATATTATTAACAATTCGAAAACAAATGAAAATAATGTGAAAAAGGAAATTGAAGATGCTTTATTAACAATTGCCACTTGATATATCCAATACTATATTTAATTCATTGACTTTATCTTCATTTTTAATTGTAATATTATTTTGTTGAATATCCATTATAATATCAATTTGTTTTTTATCGATTGATGTGTGTTTTGTAATGTTATCTATTATTGTTTTGTTATCAAAATTTATATCATTATTATCTATTAAATTTTTGGTTAAATTTATATATTCATTTGATGATTTATTATCATACAATGTATTATTGATTGTTTGAATATCCATTAAATTTTGTTTTTTAGATATAGTGTTAATAGCATTTTTAATTTTTGAACGTTCATTATCTTCTGCCCACAGATTATCATCTTTAATAAACAATGTTTTGTTGTTAATATCAGTACAATGAATTGGTCGTTTTGTAATATCTAATCCATTTAGATTTGATACTATCATTTTACTAAGTGATATTGTATGATTTTCATTTTTGAGCTCATCCAATGAACGCCCTTTATAATGTATTGATTCAACAAAGTCTTTGATATTCATTGCGTCCTTACAAGTTTCATTTAAAAATATATGTAGATTCACTTGGTTTGTATATTTATTATGTATAGTAGTATTATTTATTGTGTTATTTATTGTATTATTAATAACACAACCGTCCTTCATATTATTGGATATATATTCTTGTAGTGCCTTATTTTGCTCTATTATATCACATAATAATTTATCTGTAATATTATTACTGTCATATTTAAAATCGCATTTTTTTTTATGTTTTGAAAGTCCAGATTTAAATTTATATGAACGACCACAATAACATATAAATAAATTTTTATTGGTTCTACTATTATTAATATTTGATATATGGGATACAATTTTCTGATTTTTTGAATAACATTTGATTTCCCCAACCTTGAATTTATTATGTTTTACCGAATTTAAATGTCTCTCATAATTAGACTTACGCACCGTATTATAATTACATAATTCACATGTATATATTGCTCGTTTTACATTTTTTTTGCTCATTGTTAATATATAATGCGATTTTTTTTTATGTTTATTTAAATTTTATATTATCAACAATGTTAATAAATTTTAAATAATATTGGAATATGGAGTGTTATCCAAAGTTATCCGAATTGAGTATACAAATAATTCACTAAATTTTTGGGAAACGTGCTCGTTTTGCTCGTTTTGCTCGGTAATTTTTTTTTGGTGCGAAAATAATATTTTTTTCTTATTGAAACGTTATTGTATAAATAATAATATGTATATGAATATAAATTATTTTCAAAAAGTTATCCAAAGTTATCCACCGTTATCCAAATGGATAACTTTTTTTTTGAAAAAGTTGCTCGTTTTTGCTCATTTTTCCCTTAGGAATAGTGTTATCCAAAACGAGCAAGTGTTACTGGGTGCTAAGAAGAAACAAAATAATAATTATGATATCGTTACGACAATAATCATTAAAAAAAACGAGCAAGTGGTACTCTTTTTTAGGTTATCCATTTGTTATCCATTTTTTTTTTTTTCAAAAATATGTGATTTTCAAAAATGGTCAAAAAACGTAAAAAAAAGATTTTTTTTTTTACAAAAAAATGAAATATAGACTATTACAATAAGAATATATTTTATTAATTTTTTTTTTTTTTTTTTTTTTTTTTTT